GATCAGGGCAACACAAACCCACTGCTCCGGGCATTTTTGCGGTGGTGTGACGATCTGGCGGCGGCAAAGGAGGCAGCATGATCTTATACGGCAAACCAGTAGCGGATGCCCTGCGGGAGCAGTACGCAGAGTGGATTGAGGCAATGGCGTGGAAACGCATACTTACGGTTATCAAGGATGATACATCGGACAAGGGATATCTGGCGGCAATCCAGCGGGAGGCCGAGCGGTGGCAGGTAAGACTGGTGTACGCGGAAAGTCTTTTACAGGCGGGAAGGATGGGGACGTTTACGGTGCTGGATGTGCGTAAGCCACCGGCCTCAGACGCGTTCGGTTTTTACGCCATGGACGGGCAAAACGATGCTGGACGGGTAAAGGCTTATGTAGGAGAGATGTGCGAATACACTCCCTGCACCGCCGAAGCGATCATCCGTATGCTGGACTACTACAATATTCCCATAGCGGGCAAACATGCGGTAGTAATCGGGCGGTCGGAGAGAGTAGGCAAGCCTACGGCCATGCTCCTGCTGGCTCGGGATGCCACTGTGACGGTGTGCCACAGCAAGACGGAAAAGGCAAAACTGATAGAGCAGGTAGGCAATGCGGATATTGTCGTATGTGCATCGGGACAAAAGGGACTGCTGGACTGGACGTGGGTGCCTCGCGGATGCACAGTGATTAACGTAGGAGGGGACTATGTTGGTGATGGGTACGAGGAGTACGATCCTGGGATCAACCTCATCCCCTTCAAGGGCGGCGTGGGGCCTGTGACCACGGCAGTGTTGATGAGCCATGTTTTAATGTGAGAAAGGAGCAAAACCATGTATACCATGAATGATTTTATTGAGAAGAAGATCGCGGTCAGCTTTGCGAGTAGGGAAGAACGGATTGAGTTCTTGAAGATGTGCCAGAAGGCAGGGCTTAGGTGGTGCGGAGGAATGTTACCTCTTGACAGCTTTGCCACTGGAAGCGGCCTTGATGGGCACCAAATAGAGTGCGGGTTTGGTGATAAGCAAAACAAGTATCTCACGTATTCCAGTGCTGGGAGTCACAAAAACGAAGGTTGGAAAATCGTCCCCTTCTCCGAGTTTGAACGTGAAGAAACCATCGGCGTAATCAAGCGCAACGGCAACACCATTACCGTACGCATGGGCGATTTGCACGGCACGGCGAAATGCTCCCCGGATGATGAATTTGACCTGTATACCGGGTGCGAACTGGCACTCAGGAGGGCGCTGGGAGCGAAAAAGAAGGAGCCGGAGAAGCCGAAGTATTACAACGGAAAAATGGTGTGCGTAGAGAATGGCGGATACGACTGGTGGACTGTAGGGAAAATCTACGAGTATAAAGACGGCGTTGTAACTGCTGACGATGGAGACAAGTATCCAAAGCGTAGATATGAGCCTTACAAGGACGCAGAGGATGCTAAACATCCGGGATTCCTAAACAGTGAACGACACAATCACTGTGTAACAATGCTGGAAATCAAGGAGTAACCATTTTCTCGCTTGGGAGTGCGAAACTCCCGCACTCCCATCCTTTTCGCACATAATCACATTTTTAATTCCCAATTTCATTTCGAATTTTCTAATTATATAAAAAGGACAATTAAATATGGATGATAAACTTGGAAGCCGTATTGTAGGCGGAAACTCCGCATACGGCAGGGCGGAATCTGACTTTTATCCCACTCCACCGGAAGCAACTGTAGCGTTAATGGAATTTCTTCGGATCCCGAAAGGAAAGCTCATATGGGAGCCAGCTTGCGGGGAAGGAGACATGGTGGAAGCCATCGGGCAAATTGGCTATAACTGCATAGGAACCGACATACGATCCGGTAAAGACTTCCTTACTACAGATAAAATCCCATGCGATTGGATAATAACGAATCCTCCGTTTTCTTTAGCAGAACAGTTCATAAAAAGGTGCGTAGAGCACAACGTGAACTTTGCCCTTCTTCTCAAAAGCCAATACTGGCATTCTAAAAAAAGATATCCACTTTTCTTTTCGTTCCCGCCTAAATTTATTCTTCCACTAACTTGGCGACCGGACTTCCTTTTCAAAAAGCGCGGGAGTGGTTCCCCTCTTATGGACGTAATGTGGTGTGTTTGGTATCCGAGCGAGTTCCCTATCGTGCATACCAGATACGTTCCGCTGACAAAACCGGAGGTTTCAAAATATGGCCTACACAGCCCAGCAGATCAGAGAAATGACTGACGAGGAACTTTATACGCTCTCACTCAAAAAGAAGAAGAACGGCTGCGGAACTATAGAAGCCTACGCAGCCCAGAGAGAGCTTCAAATTCGCGCAGGCGGAGGAATCCGAAGCCACGGATGGGTGAACGGAAGTAGTAAACGGTATAAGTATCCAGAGAGGATGTAAATATATGCAAAGGCTCACTATGAACGGCAAGAACGGCCCGCACCTGAATTGCGAGAATTGTCCTAAAAAAGGGCGTTGCAACGATTCGTTGGACTGCGTAGCCGCCGTTGTCCCGGTTCTTGCGGCATACGAAGAAACCGGGTTCTCTCCCCAAAGCATAATGGATATGCGTAACGAACTCTGCCTTTTATGTGGCGGATACAAAGACTTCAAAAACCGCTTATGTCCAGTCTGCCGCTGGAACAAATAAGGAGAACCAACAATGAAGTTTGTTTGTAAAAAGCCCTATGTCACCTTCGGCCACATCATAGGTGGCAAGAACTGCATTGCAGAAATAAAAGCAGGCAGCGTATTCAGACGATACCGTTGCTTCGAGCTTTCCGGACACGGAATTATTTTTCTTCGCCGGGAAGCAGACGGATTGGAACTTATGGAGACGGCGCATAACGTAGCCGAGCATTACGAGGTGTGTATTAAATGACCAACTGGCCGAAGCTTGTGAGCAATGTTCAAGTATATGGGTTGGAAAACAGTTTCCGCGTATCTAAATTCCCGATGTCACTATGTGCGGGAAAATGCACAAACGAGTACACAAAAACCATAGAAAAACTGGCAACATCTCCCAAGGGAAGCGGACACGATAATTTTTTGAAAGGCATTATTGTCCAGTTCGACCTATCGTTATCGAACAAGGCGTGGGTGGAAGCCGAAAGATATCATTGGTTCGATATCGTATCCAGCCAATCCACCATGCACCGCATCTCGAAAATGGACTACGATGCTTGCATGTGTCCTTATGTGACGGAGAACACAAAAAGGGAAATGGAGAGGCTTAGAATGGCCTATAACCAAACCAACAGCCCGGAAGATTATCTTCGTCTGCTGTATAATTGCCCGTCGGGTCTTATTCTCACGGCGGGAATTACCACAAACTACTTGCAGCTCAAAACCATCTACAGCCAGAGAAAGAACCATCGTCTGCCGGAGTGGGTTGAGTTCTGTAAATGGATAAAACAGTCCCTTCCGTTCTCTTGGCTCATTACCGGAGAAAAAGACGATAATGCCCAATAAAATCTATACGGACACGGCAAACGACCCCAATGGTTTTACGGACATTCCCGGCGACTGGAAGCACCGATATCAGGTAGATCGAGCCGGGAACTTCCGAAAACTTCTTCCTGACGGAAGGTACGTCAAATTAAGACCCGGCTGGCGTGCCTTCCGCAGCACCGGAGCAGTATACTCCATAGGGCTGATGCAGCCCAATGGAAAATTCAAAGTACGAGCAGTTCCTTACTTCATGGCGACAACCTTCTTAGGCGGTGTGCCGGAAGGATGCATAGCATATAATATAGACAGTTGCAAATCAAATTGCGTCCTCTCAAATATCGGGATATCCCAAATAAGCAATCTAATATCTCAAACAAACAAGGGCAAACGCAAGTCAGTTCTTAAAATTTCGTCTACAGACGGATCAGTTCTGGATATCTACCCCAGCATAAAAGAGGCCGGTAAGGCCAATAATTACGACCCCAGTACCGTTGCACATATCTGTCAAGGCAGAATAAAAGGAGACGAAATCAGGGGTTTTACATTCAGATACGAGGAAGCTACAAAATGGGAGTTAAGCCGCTTAGAAAAGATAAAAACGATTTCCACGGTTGGACGGACGTAAAGATGGACGGCATCCAGACTTACTATCAGGTCAACAGAATGGGACAGGTTCGCAGACTGCACAAAACAGGATACAGGATCCTTACTCCGTTTTATAAACACCAACGCAACTGGACAAGCTCCTACGGTGTTGCGCTTATGGGTTTGGATGGGAAATATCACTTCATCCTTGTTTCCCGCCTTGTAGCGGACGCTTTTCTGGGCGGAGTTCCCGAAGGATACTCCGTCTGCAACATAAACGGCTCAAAAACCTGCAACGTAGAGAAAAACATCGGTTTCGAGTCCGCAAAAGAGCGCAGCCGTAAGATGCTGGAAGCAAAGAAGCGAGTTGTCCTGAAAATCGATTACGAAACCGGGGAAGTCCTGGATGTGTATAAAGGGACGCAGGAGGCCGCTGATGCGAACTTTTACACCCGTGCAAACATATCGAAGATATGTAAAAGCGGAGGAAAAGGCGGAAAAAACAGAGGATTCACCTTCAAATACGAAAGTTAGAAAGGAAAGATAAAAAGGGCGAATGACGAATTACGAGTACATTCAGAAATGCGATCCAGAAACTCTGCGGGACATCATAGAAAAGATCGCCTACTGCGATATGGAGCCTTGGAGCGACCAGCTGGGCGATCTATGCGAGGTATGCCCTACTGTAGTCATTACAGATGAAGTAGTACAAGGAAAACAGCTTGCATTAAAGGAATGCGATTTTTTGGACGGTAAGTGCCCACACGGCGACCCTATAAGGTGGTGGCTTGGGCAGGAACAAAAGGAGGGGCAATGGGAACGGAGATAAAGGATTCAGGCGAAAGAACAGTGTTTTCCACCGGAGCAAAGAGGGACATGCATCAGGGGAAGGGGAGAATGGATCTTACTCCTTGGGCGGCAATAATCCGGATTTCCCAGCACTGCGAACAGGGTGCCATTAAATACGGAGAGCACAATGTAGACAAGGGAATTGTCCTTCATTCTCTATTGGATTCTGGGATTCGTCACCTTGCAAAGTATATGGACGGGATGGACGACGAACCGCATCTTGTAGCCGCTGCATGGAACATCCTCTGGGCTATCCAGATGGAGCTAAAGCATCCGGAACTGATAGATATACCGTCAAGGGAAGGAAAGAAAACAGCAGCGTTTGAGCCGGTTGAGAGCGAAGAAAACAGATAAGAAAACAGATAAGAAAACAGATAAGAAAGGAAAACACAACAATGGCAGATATTCAGCTGTACAAAAACGAAAAATTCGGTGATGTTAGAGTGACTGTAATTGACGGTGAACCTTGGTTTGTAGCGGCTGACGTATGCAAGGCGTTGGAGATTGGGAATCCCACCGATGCTATGCGCCGTCTGGATGCCGACGAGCGCACCCTCGTTTCAATCGAGGGTGCCAGCAACGGGCTTCCGGTAAACGTGGTGAACGAACCCGGACTATATACCTTGATCCTTGGTTCCCGCAAGCCCGAAGCAAAAGCCTTTAAGCGCTGGATCACCCATGACGTTATTCCCAGCATCCGTAAAACCGGAAGCTACACAATGCTTCCGCATGACTATATATCCGCCTTGAAAGCCCTTGTTGCAAGCGAGGAAGAAAGACTGGCCTTGCAGGAGAAGAACCGGGAAATGCTCCCTAAAGCCGAGTATTACGATGCAGTTCGGGATACAAAGTCTGTAATGCAGGTTAAGGAGCTGTCCGCCTATCTTTCCTCCAACGGCGTTAAAATTGGACGTAACCGGCTTTTCTCTCTCCTGCGCAACGATGGGTATATTTGCAAGGCAGGCCCGACTAAAAACCTTCCCACGCAGGATTCTTTGGATATGGGGCTGATGGAAGTGAAGCAAAGCAAGTACCTCCATAACGGAGAAGTGGAGATCCGGAGCACTACATACGTCACGCAACGGGGGCTGGAATATTTCCTCAGAAGGTACGGGGCAATATAATATGTTTGGACGCAAGCAGTTGAAATCATCCCCACTTGCGATGACAACAATTCAACGGAAATCCGGCATACATAAATGAATGAACTCACATCTGCGTATCAAAAGAGGATATATAAATGGAAAAAGAAGTAAAATACGAAACCTGCCTACACGATGATTGCTTCACCTGTCCATATTCTGAGTGCATAGCACAGGATCCATATAAAAACGCTCTGGAAACAGACCTTGCCACCCAAAGCGAGGAAGAACGTAAGGGAAGGAACCGAGAGCGCACAAAACAGCGACGCAGAGAAGCATCCGCCGAGCGCAAGCGTCAGAAGGACGCAGAGCTTGATAGGATTCTAAGTAGCTTCCTGTCCGAAGCACGAAAACAGAAAGCGGTAAATTAAGTTATGGCGGTAGCACCGCCTGGAAAGGAAACATATATGTTCAAATTATTTTGTGACGGTTACATCTTCAATACGCCCGAGACAATGGAAACAAACGGAGATTTTGTTGGGGTCAAATTCACTGTCCATGCAAAGCTTCCCTACACCGGTAAAAAAAGTCTTACGGCAGACGGGAAGCGGAAATCCGCATTCATAAACTGCTGTGCGTTCGGCAGACTGGCCGAGTATGTTGTTGCATACGCAGAGAAGGGTCTGCATGTCAGTATGTGTGGTTCTCCCACCATTTATACATACGAAAAGGACGGACAGACGAGGGTCGGCTACAGCATGAATGTTGACGAAATATCCATTGCCAGAGGCGTTGAAGAAGGCGGAATTGTCTCAGGCGGCAGAGCGGGGCAGTCCGATATGTGTGGTTTTGAGGACATTGAGAGCGGAGATATACCGTTCTAATAGACCAGTTTTATTTCCCACAAAATTTCCCATGATGCTTAAAAAACATAGATATTTAGGTAATTGGTGATGGGTTCGACTCCCCTCACCTCCACCAAATAGAAAAAGTGCCTGTTTGCGGGCACTTTTTCTTGTTTTTATAGACGTTTTCGGGCTTATTTTCTGGTTCGTTTTGACAATTTTGTCGTATTTTTGCCATTTCAGTACCGATTTACGACATACTTGGAAATGTTTTTTCCCACGAAATTTCCCATGAAAGTTTCCTCAAATGAGAAATTTATTTGTTCTTCTCAAGATCGTCAAACAGCCCGTTCATAAATTCATCCACACTGTTGTCTACCTGCACACGTTCTTTTGAAAATGTATGCTGATACACTTTCCGGAGCGTGTCTGGCCTTTTCCAACCGCCTCTTTCCATTGCATAACGTTCCGGTATATTCAGGTAAGTCATTATGGATGCGTTCATATGACGAAGATCATGAAAACGCATATGCTGCACTCCTGCCTTCTTTAACGCATTTGTGAAGTTCTGCCATATGACCTTGCCACTTTCGGGGACGATGTACCCAGACTGATTTTTCCATGCCTCGGTTTCTTCTATAAGGTGCATGATTCTGTCTGGTATTTGCAGCTTTCTCGTCCGCTCAAACTCTTTGCAGCAATTCTTTTTCATATCTACGCCGCCGACCCGGATTCTGCTCTCTTTTATGGTTAGGTATCCATTCTTTATTGCATCCACCTGTATTCCTCTTACCTCTGACATGGAAAGAGATAACCACATGGCAAGCAGGGCAGGAAGTTCTGACTTTGTTCCTACGATGGCAGCCAGGACTTCCGATGCTTCCGGCAATTCCACAATCCGCTTCGTTTCCTCCGGAAGCGTCACGTCCGGCAGAGTTATATTCTGCATCTTCAATGCAGATTCTATGAGTGCATAGGCGTTCTTAACTGTTTTGCTGGACATGGCGGCCTTTGATTTGTATGATATCCTTGTTTTCTCGGCGCTTATAGCTGCCTGCACTATCTCCGGCGTCAGTTTTTTGCATGGTAAATCCATAAGACTCTTAAAGGAGTTTCTTCGCTTGTTTTCGTATCCTTCTATGGTAGATGGAGCCAATGTTCCTCTTTTTGCATTGATATAACGGTCTACCGCTTCCCCTACGGTTATTCCCACATCAATCTTTCTGCTTTGTGCCATCCGCCATTCGAGGTATTCACGCATAACGGTTTCGCAATCGTCGGCGACAAACGAAACTTTTCTCTTAGCCGCATTGTCCCATGCCTGCATCCTGTAAGACCCGGATGGCAGTTCTATTATCGTGGGTATCTTTCCTTTCTTATTTTTAGCCATAATTTTCCTCCTTTACCAGAATAGATGCATCCACCCTTCGTTCGGGTTTGCAAAGTCAATAATTAAAACGATCAAGGCGAGAAGGAGAAGCCCGATTATAATCTTGTCCTTTATTCTGCTTTCCCGCTCTATCTTTTCCAGTTTCTCCCTTGTATCGCTTAATTGCGCCTGAACCGCTTCCAACTGGGATAGGGCTACGTCGAGGTGCTGGTCGGATACTCCCAGCCTATCTGCAAGGGACTTATTATGATCTTCTTTCTCACCCAGAATCCTCTCGTACATTTCCTGCATAGAGGAAGCATCCTCTGCGCCCTCCGCTTGCTCTGTCTGCATCTTGCTCTTCAAATATTCTTCGATAGGTTCGATGGTAGCAGAAGTGAAGTTGCAGTCTGTAGCACCGAAGAATCTGTCCACAGTGCCCTTCGGAACGTTCGTTGCATCGGCTACTTCCTTGTTCGACAGGCCGAGTACCTTCTTTGACCGTCGGCATTCTTTTCGGATTTTGTCCTGATTCACGTTTGAACTCCCTTCTTGATCTGCATATTTGCGAAGATGAAGCAAAATTCGCACTACTGCGTATTGTACTTCTTGGGCAAGTGTGCAATAATGCAGACAAGCCCGGTGAAACCACACACCATACCGGGTGGAGGTGGGAAGCGTAGCTGCTTACCCTGCGCTTCCTGCCGTTATATAACACTTAAAAACACCCTTTACTTTGCGCTACACTTCATGCTAAGGTTTTAATATACAAATCTGATCGGCAAAAAGCTATTGCATCTTTCTCAGATTGTGCTAAAATATCAATACGTACTTTTGTTCGTATGTAACGAACGGCACGGACATTACCCAAAGAAAGGGATTGAATAAATGGATCGAACGGCAGAAGCAATCGATGGTATCTTGGATTTAATCGTGCACATGACGGCAGAGCAGAGGGAGCGCTTTTCCGTTTTCCTTGCAAAGTACGTTCACATGTCAACTCCGGAAAGAGCCGAGATTTTTCCAATAATTGTAAACGGTACATGCGAAGAAATTCTCAACGCTCTGGGGATGGAAGAGTACATCTAACCGCACCTTAACCCCCTCTCAAAATTGATTCCTCCATAGTGCTTCCCTCCATATAAGTAAGCCCCACCGAGTAGGAAGGGGCTTACTTTTTATCTTCTTTTTTCCCAGTCAGAAGTTCCGCCATAGACAGAACCGTAGACAACTCTGTTTCGTTCATCTTTTCCAGAAGAGGGAGGATTTTTAGAACATCGTCCGAATACTTTCTTGCTTCTCCATCCTTTCCGGTTAAGATATAATCTGTAGTGGTTCCGAGCGCTTCCGCCATTTTTACTATGATAGCTGAATCTGGCGTTTGAACTCTCCACTTATAGACCGCATTATAAGATACCCCCACTTCTTCCGTAAGGGTCTTAACGGTTATTCCTTTTTCCTTACAGAGTAATTTCACTCTCTCCAAAATATCGTTCATAAAATGTTCATTCTTTCCTTGCCGTTTTCCTCTTTACAATTATCCGTTTGGATGTTATTATATTCTCATAATCCGTATGGATGGTTCGCGGGTTTATATAATTAGCGTACCACATAAGGATGATTTTTGCAATACTTTATTTGGAGGATTTATATGCAGGCAGGAAATACCGGATTGAAAAAGCGTATCGAAGGTTTGTGTGCAGAAAGAGGCATGTCCTTGTCTGCCGCAGAAAGAATGTGCGGCTTCGGCAAAAACACTTTCACCAGATGGGCTAACAATTCTCCTACGGGAGATAAGCTGGTAACGGCGGCTAAAGTGTTCGGAGTTTCCGTAGAATATCTTGTTACCGGAAAAGATGCGGATACGAAGATGTACTCCGATAAGACCATTTCTCTCCTTCCCAAAATGAAGGGATTGTCTGATGAAGAGTTAGATGGCGTCGGACGATTTTTGGAACGAAACAAAGCAGAGCAGGAGGCCGTAACCCTGTATTCTTCCCTTCCCGCAAGAGAACAAGCGCTGGTCATTATGCTGATAGAATCTCTTGCAAAAAAAGATTTGATTAAATTGTAACCCTGACGTGGAGTGTTAGGGCATAGAGAAGAATTTTTAGGGACAGCAATTTCATTCGGAAAGGAATAACTATGAAAGGTAAATCATGCAAAAATTCCGAACCCAGGCGGGTTCGGCTGACGCTCCGGATGAATGATGAAATGGATGCGCTTATCCGCAGTAAAGCGGAAGAAAGTGGCATGACCATGAATCAGACAATTCTTATCGCTCTAAATCAGTGGGCGAGATCACACCGTTCTCTTGTTCATACTCCTTGATACGTTGCTTTATCAGCAGCTCGATCTCACGGTTGGCGGAGCGTCCGTTTTCTTCTGCGATATATCCGATCTTGTCCAGCAGGATTTTAGAGATACGCAGAGTGTAGCGAGGCATGATTGACGGCATTGTGAAATCCTCCTTGCGTCTATTTTGCGCCATTATATCTCAAAATAAAAACAAAAAAAGGTATTGACGCAAAAGTGACGCAACGATATAATGATATCAGGAGGTGACGAAATGGTGACGAACAAGAAACGAATTGGAATAGCGGTTCCGGATTGGCTTTATGAAATTATCAAGAGTGAAGCCGCATATGAAGGACTGACGATGAACGCCTTTATCCTGCAAATACTGCGGGAGTGTACACACGACTAAAAGGAGAAGCATCAATGGTAGACATTCAAATCTTCAAGAACAACGACTTCGGCTCTGTACGAACGATCGAGAAAAACGGACAGATTCTTTTCTGCGGAACAGATGTTGCGAGGGCACTCGGGTATGCAGATACTGCAAAGGCAATAAAGCTGCACTGCAAGGAAGATGGGTGGGCAATTTGCCCAGTCATAGACAGCATGGGTAGAGAGCAGCAGGCGAAGTTCATTACAGAAGGAAATGTCTATCGTCTTATCGCACACAGCAAACTCCCATCCGCAGAAAAATTCGAGCGTTGGGTATTCGACGAGGTTATCCCCTCCATCCGCAAGCACGGTGCATACATCACACCCAACGTAGTAGATCAGATGATCGCTTCCCCGGAGTTTGGCATCCAGCTCCTTACCGCCTTAAAGGAAGAACGGAAGAAAACGGCAGCGCTCCAATACGAGAACGAGCAGATGCTCCCCAAGGCCGATTACTACGATAGCTTCATTCATGCGGATGCTTCCCTCAGCAACTTCCGGGACACCGCAAAGCAGATAGGACTTCCGGAACGCGCCTTTATCAACCTCCTGCTGGATAGCGAATATATCTACCGCACTACAGGCCGCACGAGAGAGTTCAGACCTAACGCCAATAAGAACGCCGGTTACTTCGTCCTCAAAGACTTCCAAGCATCTACAGGCCATGTAGGAAAGCGCACGATGATTACCCCGCAGGGCAAAGCCCATTTCTCCAAGATTTACAGAAACATTATCGAAGATTTCAGGATCAACGGAAAAGCAATTTTTAAGGGAGGTAAAAACCAGTGAAGATCATCATTAAGAACGGCAACATCGTAACCTTTGACGACAAAGGATCCTGCTCGGAACATGCCCGGAACATGAAAGCCCTTGTAACGCTCGTAAAGGGCTATGCGGTCACTCTGGGCAATATCTCCGACTCTATATTCGATCAGTCCGAACCAATGCAGGAGGACACGGAAAAAACGCTTATGCGCCGGAAACTCAAGAACATTGAGAACACCCTGCACATTGCAGACAAGCAGCTTAAAAAGGACGCTGCGGAGAGAAAAGCCCGCACAGCCGGATAGGAGGGGAAGGGATGGCCAGCAAGACTACCGCACCGGAACGAGTGCTTGCGTCCGTAGAGTACAACGCCAAGATTCGAGGGGTAAGCGACGCCGAGCTTTCTCTTTGGGCACGATTTTCCGGCAGAACACTGGAACGCAGGCGAAAGAATCCTGCGGACATAACATTAGGGGAGCTGGACAGCATTGCAAAGAAGATGCGGGTTCCCGTTACTAAGTTTTTTGAGGATGCATAAGGAGGCCGGTCATGCGGAGCAAACTGAAAAAAGCCCGGGAAGAACACGGATACACCCAGCAGTCTATTGCGGACGCTTTGGGGCTTTCCCTTCGTCACTATCAGAAGATAGAGTATGCAGACCTCAATGGTTCTTTTGAGGTTTGGGACGCCTTAGAGGACATTCTGGGGGTACATCAACGGATACTCCGAGAGAACGAAGATAATCATCCCGTTCGAGCAGGAAGTCGGTAGGGACATCGAATAAGTCCGCAATTTCTACCAGAGTAGAAAAGTCCGGCTCTCTGTTTCCGCCTTCATACTTCTGTATCGACCTTAATGCCATTCCTAAATTGTCTGCAACTTCTTGCAAGGTATATCCTCGGTAAATACGAGCCGAGCGAAACCTATCCTTGAACATTTTATTCTTCTTTGGAATCCCTACCTGTTAAGTAGTCCAACGAAACGTTGAAGTAGTCTGCAATCGCCAGAAACATTTCGAAGCCGGGCGCTCTCATTCCTATTTCCATAAGCCTTATTGCTTCGTTTGAGACGCCGAGTATTTTTCCCATTTGGCTTCTGCTGATTCCGCTCTTTATGCGCAGACTGGAAAATCTCTCTGAAAAAATTTCTCTGTAAGACATAAAACACACCTTGACTTTCCAACTTAAAGTTGCTATTATGTAACTATTCCAACCGAGAGTTGGAGCGTGCAAGGAGAAAGGAGTAACCAGTGATCCTTGCAATAGAAGAAGAAAGAAGAACTCGTGGATGGAGCAGAGCCTATGTATCTTCTTTGATTGGAGTATCCGCAGAAGCGGTTCGCCTCATGGAAAAGGGGGAACGAAAACCGTCCTACGATGTTCTGATAAAGCTGCTGGAACTTTACGACTATACAGACCCGAGAAAACTCTTTTCTACTGTATCAACTCAGGATAACACACCTTCGGCAAAAAGTAAATAAAGAAAGGAACTATACCATGGAAGAGATGCAAGTATTCCGTAATGAACAGTTTGGTGAAGTACGAACGATCGAGGAAAACGGGAAGCCGTTGTTCTGCGGATCCGATGTTGCGAGGGCGCTCGGATACAGTAGACCAAACGAAGCAGTTGCTCGTCATGCAAAGGGTACGCTAAAACGGCGTATCCCTACAAACGGCGGGGAACAGGAAATGCTGTTTATCGCAGAGGGCGATGTATACCGTCTCATAACGCATAGTAAGCTCCCCACCGCTGAGAAGTTTGAACGCTGGGTATTTGATGAAGTGTTACCCACAATCCGTAAACACGGTGCCTACCTTACCCCCGAAACTCTTGAAGCCGCACTGCTCAACCCCGACTACCTCATTAAGCTGGCTACCGCCCTGAAAGAGGAAACGGAAAAGCGCAAAGCGTTGGAAGCAAGGGAGAAGGAGAACGCTCCAAAAGTCCTGTTCGCTGATTCGGTAGGTACTTCCGAAAGCACCATCCTCGTAGGCGATCTGGCAAAGATCATCCGTCAGAACGGCGTGGACATTGGCCGAACCCGGATGTTCGATTGGTTAAGAAGCAGCGGATACCTTATGAAGGATGGGCAGTCAAAGAACATGCCTACCCAGTACAGCATGGAGCTTGGATTGATGGAGATCAAGGAAAGAACCGTTTCCACTCCTTCCGGCACGATCATCAATAAGACACCCGTCATTACCGGGAAGGGGCAGCTTTATTTCGTCAATAAATTTCTGGCTACGGAGGAAAGCAGACAATATGTGCAAGAGTAAGTACCGCGAAATGGAAAACAGGTTCTTTATCGACCTGAAAGATTATCCTTCTATCTCCAACGAAGAATCCATGCGCCTTATCCGCCTCGCACACGCCGGGGACGATCAGGCCAGAGAAAAGTGCATCGAAGGGAACATGCGCCTCGTAGCCAAGTATATAAACGACCACTACGGCAGCTGTACTCCCGATTGGGAAGATTGCATCCAGACCGGGTGCATGGGGCTTTGCAAGGCGGTAGACCAGTTCAGTTTGGATTCTTCCGTTAAATTCTCCACCTTCGCCTATTACAAGATCAAGGGTGAGTTCACCGTTTACGAGCGTAACTGCGCTCAGCTGCATATTCCGGAGCACGACAGAGCCAAAGCCCGTAAGGCAATCAAGCGATTCTCCACGCTGCTGAAAGAGGGCGATGCCAAAACCGCTAACGAGGCCGTGGCTCATGAGATGGGAATGTCTGAGTACGATTACTATCTGCTCATTTCCTCCTACGTCGGCGTTTCCTATCTGGACGCTCCTATCTGCAATGACCGGGAAGGCGTGAAAACCATTATGGATACCCTCGCATCTGACGCTCCCTTCGAGGACTATTCCAATCTGCGGGTCGATCTGGAAAACTCCCTTAAACACCTTACCGAAGATTGCAAGAAGATTGTTTACATGCACTACTGTCTTAATATCCCTATGCGGGAGATTGGGAAGAAGCTGAAAATGTCTCACACATGGGTTGGAATGAAAGATCAGGAAGCGTTGAATTACCTCTGCTACTTCATGCGTGGTTACAGGAGTTATGCGGCATGAGTTACAAAGCAAACGATCCTATGTTCCCAGATCATCCCGATATTGCCCTTATGGAGCGTACCGGAATGACCCCGGAGGAATGGAGAGACAGTAAGAAGAAGCGTGTGTGCTGCCCGGTCTGCGGCAATAATCTCCCGGAGCGCCTGTACGAAAACGACTTCGGGGATGTGGTAGGCTGTGACGAATGCATAACCGTCAAATGTGTGTCTGAATGGGACTGAAATTAAGGAGGTGATATGCGGACATGCCCCTTGAAAGACTGCACTTTACAAACAGAGAGGACTGGCTGGCCGGAAGGACTACCGGAATCGGAGCATCCAGCGCAGCCGCAGCCGTAGGAATCTCAAAGTGGCAAACCAATCAGGAGCTTTGGGAGATCATGGCTGGACACAAAAAATCCAAGCGCGTAAACAATAGGTTCATCGAGTTCGGCAACAAAATGGAGCCGGTTATGCGGGAAATGTTCAAGGTCAAGCACCCGGAATACCAGCTTTCCTACAACCAGTTCGATATCCTCTATCTTTCGGAGCGGCCATGGCTGAGAGCCACGCTGGACGGAGAACTTTACACGGATTCACCGACTCATTACGGAGCCAACCACGGCATACTGGAAATCAAAACCGCTACACTGACTACAAGGGCACAATGGGACGAATGGAAGGACGGCTACCCGCAGGGATACTTCTGCCAGACCGTACACCAACTCCTTGCCACAGGATGGGATTTTGTTATACTGTATGCGCTCCTTATGGGGCAGAATGAATGGGTGGTTCGGGAATATCGGATAGACCGTACCGACCAGAACGTTGCCGACGGCATGGAATGGCTCCTGAAAGAGGAAACCAAGTTCTGGGGATATGTGGAAGCCGACAAACGCCCACCCCTGATCCTGCCCGAAATCTAACTGTATCACTTGTTACCCCATCTTACTCATTTCATCACTTTCCGAACAAATTGAAAATCAAATAAGGAGAATCGAACGCTATGGCACTTGAAATGATCGTGTCCCCTATTAAGTCTACGCCTATTTCCTGGAATTGGGAGCAGTTGAAGGCAGAAATAGCCGAGAGAATGGAACCTTATCAGTCCGTCCTCGTCACCGCAGATGGTGTTACTGCCGCGAAAAAGGATCTTGCCAACCTTCGTAAACTGGAATCCGCGCTGGAAGATCAGCGCAAGGCCATTAAGAAGGAATGCGAGAAGCCCTACAAGGAGTTTGAAGCCCGGATGAAGGAGATCACGGGCATCATCCATTTGGGCATCGATAATATCAACACACAGGTCAAGGCTTTCGAGGACGCGGAGATCAAGGAAAAGCAGTCTCAGATCGAGAAGTTCTATGCCATTACCGCCGGAGAATTGGCCGAACACATCTCTCTGGATAAAATCTGGAATCCGAAGTGGCTTAACCGTACCTACAAGATGGCGCAGGTGGAAACGGACATCAGCGACCGCCTGAACGGTATCCGGGACGATCTGGAAACTATCCGCAAGATGGATTCTCCCTTCTCTATAGAGCTTGTACAGCGGTACTATTTGACCCTTTCCATTGCTGATGTTATCCGACATAACACTACACTGGAAACGGCCAGAAAACGGGAAGAGGAAGCCGCAGAGCGCATCCGTCAGGCGGAACAGGCCAAGGCGCAGGCTCCTGTGGAACAACCAAACCCCGACGTGGAGGAAGTTGAAGAACTTGACGCCGTTGTGGATAAAGTTGATTTTGAAGAGGACGTGCTGGAAACACCCAAGCCATTGCAGCAGATTGATTTCCGGGTGTGGGTAAACGATGCACAGAAAGCAGCTCTGCGGGACTTCCTTCTGCGGAATGGCATCCGGTACGGGAGTGTTAAGTGAACAAATTCACTCTCCTTCAAACGCTGCGGGAATCCACCAGCATAACGGATATTCTCAATGCCTGCGAGATTTCCGCAGCACTTATCGAGTATCAGGACAAGACACTGAAAGAGCTGGACGATCTATGCCTTAAACAGCAGGCCACGATTGAGCAGCTGCAAGAGCAGATTGTTTCCCTTACCAAACGGCTTAAATTATACAGAAAGGAGCCATAATCAATGGCAACTAACAATTCTCTTACCAAGAATCAGAGACCCAAATTCAGCGTAGCTATTCAAAGCGAAGGCTACAAGAATCTCATCAACCAGACAATCGGAGATCCCAAGCGTTCGGCCAGGTTCATAGCTTCCATCACTTCGGCGGTTTCCGTAAATCCTAAACTGCAAGAGTGTGAGGCATCCACCATATTGTCTGCCGGTTTGCTGGGCGAAGCGCTCAACCTTTCGCCCTCTCCCCAGCTCGGAATGTTTTACATGGTTCCGTATGACGATAAAAAGCGTGGATGCAAGGTGGCCACCTTTCAAATGGGGTATAAAGGATATGTCCAACTTGCTATTCGAAGCGGATATTACAAGAAAATTAACGTTCTTCCCATCAAAGAAGGAGAACTCGTAAGCTTCGATCCGCTTTCAGAAGAAATCGAAGTAAACCTCATAGAGGATGAAGAAGCCAGAGAAAAAGCAAAGACGATAGGCTACTACTGCTTCTTCGAATATCTTAACGGGTTTAGGAAGGCCATGTACTGGTCTTACCAGAAAATGCTTGCCCATGCGGACAAATATTCAAAGGCTTTCAGTAAGGAAGCGTATGAAAAGCTGCAAAGGGGAGAAATCCCGCAGTCGGAAATGTGGAAATATTCTTCATTTTGGTACACCGCGTTTGACGACATGGGATGTAAGACCCTTCTCAGACAGATCATTTCCAAATGGGGCATCATGTCCACGGAACTCATTCGTGCGTTCGAAACGGATGAATCTATCGGCGTTGTTAAGGGCGGCGAAATCGTAACAGAGGCCGTAGAAGTCCCCGAAGAACCCGCTGTTACCATAGACCAGACCATGGAGGCAGATCCTCTCGCATAAAGAACAACAGTAAAGGAGCATCCCCCGTATGAAAGGAACAATAAACGCTTTTGACGAACGTGCGGGGGTGCTCTATATCTCGTGCCCCATACTCGGAGATATCAGCGACGTCCTGGATAAAAGCTCGGAGGTCGAAGTGATCTTGAAGGACGCACGGGAAATTACCCCGGCGCAGCGGCGCTGTATCCATGCCCTTGTACACGATATTACCTCCTTCATTTCCGGCTATGCGGAGAAACGACACGTCATAGCGGAAACAATGAACGCCCTGGAACTCAACTATCTGATCGATACCGCAGACAGTGAGGAAGTACGCTTCATCCTCACCAATAACTATTGTCGATTAACCGGAATAGACTTCTTTTCCCTGTCTGCCAGATCTGAAAACACAATAGATCAATCCACCGCATCGGACTTTATAGACTGGCTCGTAAACCTCTGTGTGGAGAATGCGATTCCATGCTCCGAAAGCCTTTTGAATCGTGCCAGCGATATAACCCGGTATATGTACGCCTGTGTGGCAAATAAACGGTGCTGTATCTGTGGAAAGCCCGCAGACGTACACGAAGTCGAGGCGGTGGGCATGGGGCGAAATAGAGGGCAAATAGCGCACTTAGGGCAGCTTGTAGAGCCGCTGTGCCGGGAACATCATCGGGAAGCACATTCCATAGGCCAGACCACCTTCGATGCGAAGTATCATACCGACGGAATCCGTCTGGACGAGAAACTGTGCGGCATCATCGGTTGGAAAACAAACGACTGATTATTTGGATAATAATTCATGTATACGGAGGACTTCTATGCATTGTATAGGACGCTTCTGCTGGGGCAAACGGCACTCAAACAGACGCCGCTTTTACTTCTTCTATCGTCCCTCTTATTATCTGGACGAGCACTTTCAGAGGACGTTCAGGTTCTACCTTTGGGTTGGTTTTGACCACTATATCGCACTACGCAGAAAGGGAACAAAGAGCAATGGAAAGAAAGATTGAATCCAACATTTACATTCCGCAGGAGTATGTTTTGAGCATCATTAACAAGCTTCGCAAGGCCAACTGGACGGACAAGATGGACGTGCTGGATATCCTCGAAAACCGCATCCAGAACCCTCTTGAATCCATGAAGGTTTCTGCGGATTATTCCGGAAGAACGGAGAAATTCTGCATTGATGCAGACACCCGTTCCGCTGGCTCTGTCCGGTTCAACGTTGTAAAGAACTGGTACAAGGTATCCGTCGTAGTTACGGTTAAGGAGACCGACGGCACCTGTGTCAGCGTACAGGTCAAGGACTTCGATGTAAAGGCCGAGACGGAAGAAATAGCCAAGGATATTGCCACTGCCGATGCCGTAAAATCCGTGGCCGATTTTGCCGCTGCCGGATGCATCATCGAGACAGAATACTGCTGGGCAAAAAAGATAATGGAGGGGATCTGATGCCCCTGTTTGTCTATTCGCATAAACGGAATAACTTCGTATTCGCCACGCCGGGAGAAGTGAATAGTTATGCGCAAACGAGACCGAGGCAATTCCAGCTTCCCTGCTGGGGGTGGGGCACTCTTATGTCCGACCCCCAAAAGGGCTACATCAAGACCGAAGGCTGGGGAGCAAAGCGTCGGGAGAAAGTTTTTGTAGTCCGGATGTGGATTAACTTCTCTGGAGTATCCAGAACCGAAAATATGCGGGTGCAGGTGCGTGACGTATACGCAGAGGGGATTCAGTACCTCATGAAGGGAGATCCGGTTTGCGTTTACGGCTCATTGGTGTACGATAAACTCTACTCGCAGTACAAGAAGCAGACGTTCTTCATCATCGAAGCGGACATGATTATCCCGCCCTACTCAGCGGATGGTAGGCAGTTCTGCGCCCGGAAGAACGCAGTAATCGAGCGATCTAACTCCCAGATGTTCGACCAGATAGTGCGGAAGGGTGAAATACCCGGAGCGCAGGATCTTCGGGAGTACATGGAAAAACAAAGAGAACTAAGCAAATTTGGAGGGTAAGCATGAAGCACGTTTTTGACACTGAAATTGCCGCACTCTGTGGAACCAATTCGGCAACCGTTTTTGAGATGATAAGGTCATGGGTAGAGCAGAATAAAGCTACCGGAAAGAATTTCCACGACGGGCACTTCTGGATCTGTGTTTCAAAGCGCATGTTCGCCGATATTTTTCCGTATATGACGGAACGCCAGATAGGCATCGCCATCCAAAAGCTGGTGGAAAAAGGGCTTGTACTCACGGGAAATTACAGCCAAAACCCGATGGATAGGATGAGCTGGTACACGATTAGTGGGCAGGAGGCGTGAGCTATGAGTGGCAAAGTCGAGTGGGTTAAAATAACAACCGATATGTTTGATAACCGCAAAATCAAGTATTTGCGGAAGCTCCCGGAAGGTAACAGCATCGTCCTGATTTGGATAATGCTGCTTACAATGGCAGGCCGGTGCAGCGCCAATGGGATGATCTTCCTGACAGAGAACGTTCCGTATACCACAAAATCGCTTGCCGACGAGCTGGGTTTTGATGAAAACATCGTGAAATTCGCTTTAGCTGCCTTTGAAAGTCTGAACATGGTTCAAACCAATCCAGACACCATTTTGCAGATCAACGGATGGGAAGAATACCAGAAAGACGACGAAATTGAAAGAATCAGGGAGCAAACAAGGATACGGGTCAAGGAGCATCGGGAGAGGAAAAAACAGCAGGGACTTCCGGAACCGGAAGGAAACGCGCAGCTTTGTGAGGGATCAACTCCCGAGGAAGATGTAACGTTACGTAACGTTACAGTAACGGAATGTAACGTTACATGTAACGCAGAAAAAGAAAGAACCAAAGAAAAAGATTATATATATATATCTTCTAACAACGAGAAAGACTTATCTCTAAATCCTTCACAAGTTAGTAACGATATAGACACTCAAGTAGCAATACCGGGTAACAGTCTTGTTAGAGATAACCAAGTAACACTTACTCCTACTCCGAGTGAGAAACCAAGTGTGAATTACACGGATGCAGATACGGTAATAGACTACATGAACTCCGTATCCGGAAAAAAATACCGGCACATAAAATCAAACCGGGATCGTGTGCTGGCCAGATTGGGAGAAGGGTACAGCGTAGAGGACTGCAAGACCGTCGTCAAAAAAATGTGGGATGCATGGAAGAACACGGAGATGGAGCAATACTTCCGCCCGGAAACCCTGTTCAGACCCACAAAGTTCGAGGGATACCTGAACAGGTCGGTCGAAAAGGGCAAGCCCCGTATCGACCCCAGCGAGTACGAGACAGGAAAGGATTTCGGGTGGTGATGCTGCATGGAACAGATGGCTGCTGAGAGAACCTGTCCTGTCTGCGGAGAAAAGACCGAACGTTGGTTTGGTGTAGAGGGGCTGATTCCCTTCCGACTGGTGCATCGGATGTGCCGTTGCGAGAGGGAGAGGCAGAAAGCCGAAGAAGCCGCCCGGGTAAAGCGTGAGACCGAACAGAAGATCTCCGCCTACCGGAAACGAGGGCTTACAGACGCTCAGTACATCGACTGCACTTTCGCCAATGACGATGGCACAAGCGCAAAAACCAGCGAATTGTGCAAAAAGTACGTTGAGAATTGGGACTGGGTGCGTAAAAACAACGCCGGAATCCTGCTTTGGGGGGATGTCGGAGGCGGTAAGACCTTTTACGCCGCCTGTATCGCCAACGCCCTGATCGATAAGGGCATCCCGGTCATAATGACCACCATCCCCAAACTGACCGCCAGTATGCAGCGTGACTTCGGGGAGAACCGGGAAGCCGTGCTATCCACCGTAGCGGATATACCCCTGCTGATTCTGGACGATGTGGGTATAGAGCGGGATACAGAGTTCGGCATGGAATCCGCCTACGAGATTGTAAACACGCGGTACAAGGCTAAGAAGCCGCTGATCGTAACCACCAACCTGACCCCCACGGTCTTTACGGAGACCGAGGACGCGGTGCGCAAGCGCATCTACGACCGCCTTACGGAGATGTGTGCTCCCATGCGAGTAACCACCAAGGGACGCAGACTGGGGATGGCGAAGGATAAAATGACCCGCATGATGGAGCAGTTCGGAATGGCGGGAGGGAAGCGGTGACACCACCCACCCTCGCGAGCACCGATAGAAAGCACAGAAACATGTCTAAAATCGATTTTAGGCGCAAACGTGAGTAACTGGAACAAAAAAGGAGCAAAACGAGAATGAGCATGGTTTTAGAAGCCCAGAACGCAAGCACAAAGCATAGGATTCAGGACGGAGCGTCGTTCACCATCCTATCGATAGACCCCGGCAACGCAAAAAGCGCCTACGCACTGCTTCGCTGGACGGGAATGGACGACAGGAGCATGGAGGTCTTGTCATATGGCAAGCTGGACAACGACACCTTCATGGCGCAAGTGAAGGAGACGGCGCAGGAAGAAGGCGCACTGGATACGGCCATAGAGATGATCGCCTCCTACGGCATGGCGGTAGGCTTTGAGGTCTTTGAGACGTGCGTTTTCATCGGCAGGCTGCAAGAAGCCCTTGCACCCTATACGGTGGGAGGCTTATTCCCCCGGCCTTACCTGGTGTACCGCAAGGACGAGAAGCTGGATCTGTGTGGGAACCCCAGAGCCAAGGATGCCAATATCCGCCGGGCGCTGATCGACCGCTATGCGAAGCACGATATGCAGAACGGTAGGGGCACCAAGAAGAACCCCGATATTTTCCACGGAGTAAGCGCAGACTGCTGGGCGGCTATTGCCGTCGGCGTAACCTTCCGGGACACCATGCTTGGTTTGTATAGACCCGGCAGAATTTAAGCGAAAATTCACCCTATACTTTGCACACGCTTTCCGGTAAAATGGGTGTATGAGTTAAAAATCGCATATAAGTTCACAGCAAAGACACATAAAACCATAAATTCACCCTATACTTTGCACACGGTTTGTGTTATAATACATGGCATAGAAAAACAAATGCGAACAGGGGTTTCTGCCTCTGGCAAGACAATTTTCATGCAGGGAATTTTCCTTGCATTTGTGATTTTTTTCATCGGACAGATCGTTCTCTCTCCTTCTCAAAAATTGGATGTGCGCCAAGTTCCCCATCCTCGGGACGGCGTAAGGGCGGGTTGAATCGGGTGTTGGGGAACCCCGGTCGTAAATTTTGTGCTATGAGATTTCCAGACGAAAAAGAACTGAATAAAGCGAAGTCCGGAAAGGCCCTGAAAGGCCGTCTCGCCGCACAGGAGAAAAATGCGAAGGAGATTCCGGAGACTGTGCAGGAAAGCGATGAACCGGCTCTCGCCGGAAGGCTTGACCCGCACAGCCGAGAGGTATGGGAACTGTATCTGGACGATATTTCGGACAGAGATTTGGAGCTTCTAAACCGGTTCTACGACAGCATTGCGCAGGAGTATAAAAATGCTCCCAGCAGAACCGACGCGTCCCTGCACACGATCTCCTGCTGGCGTTTGCTACAGCGCAGATGCCGTATGGAGAACGATACGGACGGAGAAAAGAAATACCAGGACATGATTAACAAAGAGATGGCTACAGAGGCCATGCGGGCAGGGGATTCCAAGCCTATGGAGACCTTTCGTCCCGATGCTCTGATTGACCGTCTCGAACGCAAAGGCGTCAAGACATACACCCGAGAGGAAGTCGTGCGGTACATCAAGGGTGACAAGGGCAAATACGATCTTTCGCTGGACGTGCTGGACACGATCCTGCTGAAAATCGAAAATACAATCCGACAAAACGGAGGGGAATCCGAACTATCGTTCCTGCCGAAGTCTCTGCAAGTAACCGATGTTTACAACGAGCTTGCGCCGAAAATGACACTGCGGGAGGAACGGGCAATGCATGACTTAGGAGAGGCAGTTCCCCCGAGGGAGTAAACTGTGCCGTTAGGTAAAAAATACGACAAAAACAAACGCGCATGGGTCGAGATCGAGAAAGAAAGGGCGCTGGACTACGAGCAGTACGGGGATGAGGGCGCAGCTCTCCTGATCTCCTACTGGCGCTGGTATCCGGACAAATTCCTCGATCTTTGCGAAGCGGATAATCCGAAGTACCGTCTGGCTCCCATTCAGCGCATGAACATGCGGGTATCCAGCAGATACACCGATACGTTCATCACCGGCAGCCGAGGACTTACGAAGTCGTATGTAGAGCTTACCAATGCGGCGGTGCAGGGAATCCTGTTCCCCGGTGTACAGAGGGCGTATGTAGGCCCCACAAACAAGCAGACGGTCGGTATTCTCTCTCAGGTTTGGAGAGAGATATGCGGGAACTTCCCGGGACTTACCTCCATGTGGGAGATCGTATCCGATTCCGCAGATCGATTTGAGATAAAGACCAAGTTCGGGTCAAAAATCTCTGTCGCAGTAGCCCGTGGCGATACCATCCACGGAGTTACCGCAGAGGAAGTGGCGCAGGAGGAATCCGGCAAAGCCTTTGACCACGATGAGTTTGAAAAGGTGGTTCTGGCTGCCGTCCGTGCTACGCGGACAATAAACGCCAAAGAGGACAGCACATTTCCGCAGAACCAGCACCATTACGTCACATCCGCCGGTACACAACAGAATCCATCCTTCGATATGCGGGTAAACACATACCGGAAGATGCGGGAAGGCAAGAGCGCTTTTGCCATAGACATCCCATTCGAGGTGGCTATCCTGTCCGGGATACGGAAATACTCCTGGGCACAGGAGCTTAAAGACGCTCTTACCCCGGACGTGTGGCTCCGGGAGATGCTGTCCATATGGACGGGCACCAGTGAAAACCCGGTTATCAGGGACTTGACCCTTACGCAGAGCAAGACAATCTCCTGTATGGAGTTCCAGCACTGCGGAGATCCCCAGTGCGTGTACGTTATAGGGCAGGATAACTCCTATCGGGACGGAACGAACAATGCCAAGTGCGCCTATAGCGTTATCAAGTGTACACCCCAGAACGGAGTGTGGGACAACAGTCTGTTCAAGAAGGATATCGTCTATGTGCAGGACATGGATCCTCCCAAGAGCGCCGCAGAACAGGCGAGAATCGTTAAGGACTACTGGCGCAGGTACACCATGCGTAATTCTTCGCCAGCTTACATAGCTATCGACTCCCGGGCATACGGCACGGCCATCATAGAAATGCTCCACAGCGACCTACAGGACGGAATGCCTCCGCTGTGCTGCATCAACCACGATTACCCGGAACTGGAAGTAAAGGGAGCAATTCCGGTGCTTTACCCCATCGTCGCTACAGGCGGCATAACGGGGTCTCACGATTCGGATTCCGGTATGCTGGAATACGCAGAGCGTGAGTGGGAGCACGGAAACGTCCGTATGCTGGTTTCCAACATTCAGGACGGTATCAAAGCGTATAAGACAGAGCACAGGATCAAAACGGACGAAATGGACGGTGCAATCGCATATCCGTATCTGAAAACCAGAGAACTGTGCGGCCAGATTGCCAATCTGAAAAAGAAAAACGGCGTATACGGCTATAACGAAGTCAGAATAAGCAAAAGCATACAGCGAGATATGTGGTCTGCCACCAAATACGGCCTGCGGGTATGCAGACTGTTGGAGGATGAGCGCCGAGCCGATGCGAACCGGGGAGATAACCAGTGGGAGCAATGGGCACGGCAACAGATGCAGACAGGGGGCGCTATTAACGGGCTTGTAAACGGCCCTGTTTACGGCAGAGCAAGATGCATAGGACGAATCGGAGGAAATAATCGGTGACGGCAAAAAGAGTGAAGAAGCCCGAAACCAAAAAGGTGTACGGCCTTCGTATGACGCAGGAATCCATAGGGTATGCGCTGAGACAGCGGTTTTACCGGATCACACCCAAGTATGTACTTGTTTTCACCGAGAATGAACCCGAGCTTCCATGCGTCCTGATCTCTAATTCGGATGCTGCGGGGCATTTTAAGGACGAAGATTGGAAGTGGCTCAAAGACTGCATCGGCACTATTGCGCACGAGGAAGCCAAGCGCCACGAAAATGAAATAGAAAAGCTTACCCACGACTTTTTAGATGAGTTTGAGCGTGAGCTTAAAGCAGAACAGGAGAAAGAGAATGGGAGAACAGAAACAGGGGAAACCGCCCGTATCTGAGCACTATCGCCAGTTAATGGAGCGGTACGGGAATATTTCTCCCGAAGGTGTGCTGTCCGCCTTTTCCAGAACCGGATTGGGAGCGGCCATGACCTTTAACCCCTACATGCAGAATAACCGCATCAAGGGGATCTCTTCCCGGGCTTTCAAATACGATAAAAACCAGGTAGCCAGCTATCTTGATAACCCGGATAACAGCGAAAAGCCTTTAAGACAGGCTATGGAGTGGGTGCGGTACAGCGCCTATCCCATCTTCAACATCATAAAGACCTATCAGGACGTCCCCACCTACCGCTGGTACAATTACCCTCTGTATCTGGATTCGGAAAGCTCCATTGCCAAGGATGATCTCCTGCGGGAATGGCGGCTTCTGGAAAAGATTTGCGGGAAGATGGACGTAAGAGCCGCCGCGCACCGGGTAATGGGTGAGTGCGGGATAAGCGGCAAGGTGCATTATTACCTTCGGAAGAAGATAGATAAAGCCCATAACACCTGCGAGTATGCCTATCTGCAAAGGCTTCCACAGGACTGGATAAAGATTGTAGGATTCAATAACATCTCCAAGTACACCCTCATGTTTGACATGATGTACTTCTTACAGCCGGGAACCGATTACCGGCAGTTCGGGGATCTGTTTGAACCGTATGTCCGGGACATGCAGAGCTTCATCAAAAAGCCCGGAAGCAAGATCGTATATTCTTCCAAACGCTCCTGTGATTTCGACCTTGAAAAGATCGAAGCGGAGAAGAAACGCAGAGCGCTGGCAGGAAACCCAGACGTGTACGAACAGAACGGAACGTGGTTCTACTGGGTCACACTGCCGCCTACGGAGTGCTGGACGTTTGAGATAGACGATACCACCATGGATGAGATCTCCCCGTTTACGGGGCTTCTCATTTCCGCCATACAGCAGGCGGACTACGAGGCAGTGCAGCTCAGTATCCTGCAAAACCCCCTTGTGGCCTGTGTGCTGGGCGAGATGGAGACAATTAACACAAACACGCCTACGCAGGCAGATCCCATAAAGATCAGTCCGGCGGTGCGGGACGTGTATCTGGCCTTGTGGTATAACATGATGGCCCAGAATAATACTTCCGGTATCGGCATATATGCAGCACCATTTAAGGACATGAAGCTGAATAGTCTTGCCGAAGCGCCTAATGCGGAGAATATTTCCGCCGCCGGGTACTCCTACCTGATTCAGAAATCCGGTATCGGCATTATCAGCGCAAGCGCAGAACCACGAGTAGGCATGGTCAATGTGGCCGCTGCCATTGCGGCAAAGTTCGGCCAGTGCGTTTACATGGGCTTTGAGCGCATGATTAACTATCTGTACGGGACGCTGAACCTGAAATACGAGTGGGGCTTCAAGATGTTCGGGGATATCTTCTCCGAAAAGGACGATCTTAAAGCCGCCAAAGACGGCATGACACTCGGGCTGTTGATAGAAACGCTCCGCTACGACGCGCTCAGAGGACATTCTCTGCTGGAAGATATCTCAATTTCCAGCGCTATTGAGAAGTCCAACCTGCTCAGCAAGCGGATTCCCCTCATATCCTCTTATTCCGCCAAGAACCCGGACAGCGGAGCAAACCCGTCGCCCGGCAGACCGTCCAACGATACGCCCCAAAGCGAGGGGGCAGAGGACGATGCGGATTCCTACGGGGATATGGATATGTAACCGAAAGGCGGTCAAGTGAGAGACAATTTTGAGATGATAATCCGCCATTTCCCGACCAACGAGGGGATCACTATCATTCCCGTGTCGGATGTCCATTTAGGGGCGCAGGAGTGCTACGAAAAAGACTGGGATAAATTCTGCCGGGATTTGCTGGATAGCAAGAACACTTACATTGTCCTGGTAGGAGACCTTGTAAACAACGGCATCAAAAGTTCCGTCACGAACGTTTACGAGGAACGGATGCGCCCGAAGGAACAGAAGTCCCGGATGGTGCGTAACCTAACGCCCATTAGGGAGCGAATCCTGTGCGCCGTATCCGGCAACCACGAAGCTCGAAACCTGCGGGAAGTGGACAACGATATCACCTACGACATCATGGCCAAACTGGATTTGGAGGACATATACAGGGAGGACATTGCCTTCCTGAAACTCCAATTTGGCAGGAAAGAGAGCAACGGCCTTAGAAACCCGACATACACTTTTGCAATTACGCACGGGAACGGTTCTTCCATTTACACCGGTGCGTCGGCTACAAAGGCAGAGCGCTTCGGGATGGCGATTGACGGTATAGACTGCCTTGTGGTGGGGCATACCCACAAGCCCATGAATTATCCGGTGGGTAAGATCATGGTGGACAAGCAGAATAACCGTGTGAGCGTTGTTTCGTGGCGATTGATCGTTTCTACGTCGTGGCTGGGGTATTCCTCCTATGCGGCCAGAAAGCTGCTTACACCCACGGCAAACCTGAAACAGCAGATCATGCTGGCCGGAAACAAAAAACTGTTGGAGGTCGTAGGTTGATCGGAGAGCGGGAGACCAGGGCCATAGAGCGTATTCTTGCGGACGGAGACGATGTGCTCATACGCAGGAAGATACGAAATAACGAGATCGTAGATGTAGTTTATCGGCAGAAACTCCATATTGAAGTATCTGCTGTCAATATTCCAAAGCCGTCAAAGGGATTCGAGGGCAGACGCTGAAAATGCGCACGAATTAGGCTCGTGAGGATGAGCACTGGCAAGCGCATCCGCTGTCCTGACGGCAGGCGCGAACCCAACCGCGAAGGAGGGTCGCCGGACGGAGAACACGGCGGAACAATCGTTCTCCACGGCAAGCTGTCGTAAATCGTCCAGGGTGCTTCCGGTAGTACCGCCGAGGGATGCCCCATCCGATGCTGGGCCTCGGCTACTGGACAATGGTTAAAAGCCGTCACGCATACGTTCCCCTAAAGCATTGTTTTTGATGCTTAACGGTGAAAGCGCAACACCTTTTCAGGTAACATGAAGGCGCTGTGGGGTTCTGTGGCATCGAGTATTTTTTTAGTGCGTGAGTAACCGTTTGCATACATGGGTTCGTAGCTCAACAGGTAGAGCATCCGGCTGTTAACCGGAAGGCTGTAGGTTCGAAACCTACCGTTCCCGCCAAACGCATGGAAAATCGAAGCAAAACATGCGCCGCTTCAAGTGGGAAGCGGCAAGGCCAAGTGGGGCAGAGAGCAGCAAAAGGCTCTTTGCCCTTTTCTTTTTGGGAGAGGGACACACATGAAAGCAAGAGACATTTTCGACTATAAAAATCAAAAGTATGCGCCCTTAAAAGAGCCTGCAAGGGGAGTTGTGGACGCAGCCCAGCGAGTGAACCGCTTCCTTGACACCGTGCAAGAGTGGTTCTATATCGAGGCGGCGTTGCCAAACACCTCCAAATTCATCCACAAGATCAGTCACCTGTACCCTCAGTTTTTCGATCAGTTTATCGATCTTTTGCATGAGCGCCATTTGATGGGTATTTACCCGTCTACTCCGGAGTTGGTGGAAGAGATCGGAGACGTGGATAAGGCGTTTGAGATCGTTATAGGCGTTATGGATGAGTATCAGGAAGCGCTGGAAGCTTTTCACAGGGCTACCGACAATGCGGATTTCCGTCCCATGGCGCTGAAAACAGAAGAGTTCATGCTTGCAAATTCTCGGCTGTATACGAAGATTCTTCAAGCGTGGAATATGTGGGACAAAGGCGTAAACGCTTCCTCCTTTGATAACTGGGTGCTTCACCTGATGGAGGATGAAGAAGATGAGTAAATTCAAGACCGTAGACGGCGGCCAAGCCTACCGATCCTTCCCCGGCAAGCTGCGGGTTCTCGCACAGGAAAATCCGTTTCAGTACCGGGTTGAGGTATGGCTGCTGAATGGGGAAGTAAACCGGAACGGATGGCAGTACAAGAACCTTTCCGAGCATCGTTCCCTGTTCGTGGATACGCCCATCCTTGTGGCCTATCCCAACCCGGATAAGGTGGGCGACGGGCACAACTATAAGGTGAAGCGGGATAAACGGGGCAATGAATACGCCTCCTTTATGGACGCTAAAGCAGAAAGAATCGTCGGATGGTTCAAATCCGATGAAGATATAAAGCTTGTAGACAAGGACAACGTGCAATGGATTGTGGGCGAGGGCACCATTTGGAGCTATTACGCCCAGGAGCTTACCGCCTTGCTGACGGAACAGGGAGCCAGAGGCATGGATGTAAGCATCGAGACGCTTGTGGAAGATATAAGGAAAGAAAACGACGTAGAAGTTTTCGACCGCTACCAGATTTTGGGCACCACCATTCTGGGGCTGGGCGTAACTCCCGCCGTTGCAGGCGCGCATATCCGCACCTTGTCCCTGGCAGACGATCTGAAAGATTTCAAGCTCAAGGTCGCCGCCTACCAAGAAGAAGCCGCAAAAAACCAAGAGAAAGGAAACAAAAGCAAGATGGCTTTTAATAAAGCACAGCTTGACGCCATGCGTGAGAAGTTCCCCGGCTATGTGATCGTGGGTAACTCCGAGGATGGCATGAGCTTTGGCCTTCTGTCCAAGAAGGACAACTGCCTGTATGAGTACACCCGGCAGGCTGACGACGGCGACAATATCATTGAATCCCGTATCAAGCCCGTTGCCCTGAACTCCGAGGCCGTCATGGAAAACGGAGAATCCATCCATGTGGATGTGCTGGCCGGTTATGACGCCCTGGTTAAGGAGCTTACCGACAAGGCTTCTGCCGCTGAGACCGCTCAGAAGCAGGCAGAGGAACGCGCTAATTCCGCCGAGAAGGAAGCTACGGAACTGAAACGCAAGGAGATCGCCCGTCGGCGCAATTCCGTCATTGCTGCTATCAATGCCCTTGTTGCCAAGTACAACGAGGATGCAGAGAACCCCATCTCCGACGAGGAAGTGGAGGACGTCAAGAAGGACGCCGAGGAAGATAAATACAGTGAGTGCGAGAACGAGAAGGGCGAGTTCTGCGGCGACGAGAAGGCTTGTCAGGTCGTAAAGTCCAAGATTTTCGACCACGAGAGCAAGATCCGCTCCGACCGTAAGAAGGCCGAAAACTCCGTCCACTCCTGGCTGGATTCCATCCGGGGCAACTCTACCGACAACAACGAGGGCGACGGCGTAGACGGCCTTATTGCCCGTAACTGCAAGTAAAGAGAAAGGAAAATAAACCACATGGCTTTTATCGCAAACACCATGTTTGAGGTGAAGTGCTCCAACTCCGTCTACGACGAGCTGGCGAACATCACCGGCGTATATCAGGCTTCCAGTGCCAACGCAGACTGCTCCGCTGGTCTGCTCTGCGTCCGTGGCAACCGTTACCCCAATCAGGGGTATACCGGCATCAACAACATGAATGCCTACCTCATGACCGCTGCTGCCGCTTCCGACATCACCGGCATCTACGCATGCAATCCCTACGATGTGCAGATGGTTTCCAGTGCTTCCGGTAACGCCTATAAGGTGGGCACCGAAACTCTGGGTCTGGGCGAAGTGGCCGGTATCCCCACCACCTTCACCAAGATTGACTTTGACTCCAACGATAAGATTTATCGCTTCGGCATCGGCAATCTGAGCACTGCCATCGGCTCCAACACCTACTTCACCATTGCGGCTGGTCTGCTGGTTCCCGCATCTGCCGCTCCCAAGGCTGGCACCCCTTACTTCAAGCTGGTAGACACCGGCAATGCCACCGTGGGTTCCTGGGCTGGCATGACCTACTACGATGTCATGGCCTGCCGCGACGTCAACGTGGCTACTGCCTAACAGAGAGGAAGTGAAATAAATGGAATCCTTGAAACTTAACAACGCCCCTGCTTCCCTGTTCGTGGGCAGCAGAACCGACGAGCGTAAGGAAATCGTTGCTGGCAGCCGTCTGCTTCTGGCCGAGAGCCATGGAAAACTGTTTGCCAATGCCCGTAAAGAGAAGTTCGAGGCTCGTATGAACGAGGCCGAGTACAGGAAGATGAATGAGAGTATTTCTCAGAAAACCTTCTTGTTCTGCGCCAAGGTAGCCGCTCAGGCCACCGGTCAAGACGCTCCCCAGGATTACGCGGAGTTCCTGCGGGGTCAGAAGCAGTGGTTCCGGAATAACTCCTTCCTGGCAACCTTGCAGGGAATTACCACCGAGGTAATTTCTCCCATGATTCCCTACACCACCTCTAACGCTCTGGGCGATCTGGCCTTTGTAGATCGTACTCCCATTGGCAAGACCTACGAGGTGCGGACTCTGTCCAATGATATCTTCGTTTTCCAGGATAGCTCCTGGGGCGCTTCCCGCAGTGTGCCCAAGAACTACCTGTACGAGAAGAATATCACTTGCAACCCCACTCCCAAGAGTGCAGCTGCCAAGGTCAAGTGGTATCAGCTCGTGGGCAATCAGGACGGCGGTGCGGACATCGGTCGGTACTACCTCGCCATGGCTGGCGGCATCGAGAACAAAATTCTCGCCATGTGGAATGCGGCCATGACCGCAGGTATCGCCAATGCGGCTGCTATCCCTGCCTACCTCAAGAAAACCGGATACACCACCGCCAACTGGATTTCTCTGGCAAAGGCAGTGTCTCAGGCCAACGGTCTGCCCCGTGAGAGCATCGTAGCATACGGTGACTGGCTGCCCCTGTCCAAGGTACTGCCCTCCGGCACTTCTCAGGACGCCGCCCTCACCTACCAGCTGGGTCAGGAATGGTTCAGCCGGGGCTACATGGGCACCGCTCTGGGCGTTCCCATGGCGCTCATCCAGAACGCGTACCCCGCTGGCACCGTCAACAACGCCGCTCCCACCGAGATGCTGCCCACCGACACCATCTGGATGGTTGCCCGTGCTGGCGAAGGCTATGCGCCCGTTTATATTATCTTCGAGGACGATCCTATCGTCATTGAGATGGATCCTCGGGAGACCGGCGACAACAGCATCGATATCAACATGACCCTGAGTGTAGGCGCTATCGCCCCCATGGGTTCCAAGATCGGTGTTATCAGCTCCATCACCTGATGTGCTTCAAGGAGGGAGACAACCTCTCCCTCCTATACATGCGGGTTGAGGCTCTTTCCGGTTCGACTCCGGAAGCCCGCGCCATTTTACAAGCACAAAACCATGTAAAGAAAGGAAGAAAAACACATGGCTGCAAAGCTGACTGAGGAAGAAAAGGCCGCTCGTAAGGCCGCAAAAGAGAATAAAAAGCAGGAACCCGTTGCCGAGGAAAAGGCACCTGAAACCTTCACAAAAGAGCAGGTGCAGGCTCTTGTAGAAGCCGCCGTCAAGGAAGCCATGGCGAAGATGCAGGCTGCCACCGCCAATAGCGTGGTACAGGTAACAGCTGAGAAGCCCATGGTTAAGCTTCTTTTTATGGATTCCTGTTCGGACGATAACTATATCCAGTTCGGCAATAACGGCAAATTTGGCTCCATTACAGGCCCCATAGGCCGTTTCTCCGTAAGCAGGGATGATTTTTTCGGAGAGTTCCGGGATAACTTCGTGCAGCTGCTCCTGAAAAAGAGAAAACTGCTGGTCATGGACGGCCTTACGGACGAAGAACGGGCTATGTATGAGGTCTCTTATGCACCCAATGAGGTCATGAGTGAGGATATGTTCCGGAACTTCGTCGAACGGCCTGAAAAGCTGCTGGATGTGTATCAGGATCTTTGCCCCGCCTATAAGGACGCTGTGGCCAGTAAGTTCCTGGAAGCATACGAGAACGGCGATAAGCGGATTCTGGGCAATCGGGATCTGATCGTGAAGCTCAATAAGCTGTCCAAAAAGCGTTACAGAGACCTGCCGGATGTAGATCCTCGCAGAGACGGAGACTTCATTGCCATCATCCGGGGAATGAACGAACGGGACGAGGCAGACGAGAGAGACTAACCGTGAAACAGCGTGGAACAAGTTCCACATAGAACTAATTCGGGAGGACATGCGTGGCCACCACCTTTACAGACATCATTACGCTGGCAATGGCGTCCAAAGTCATTAACGACGACAGATGGGAACAGGATTTCTCAGAGAATCCGGCCCTTTTTCTGCGACAGAAGTCCCAAATGATGGAGCTGGCAGTCACGAAATTTGACCGTCCGCCTGAAATGCGGGAATACCTGACTTATTCCGAGCCGTCCTTCGACAGCATGGAAAAGGTACAGGGAAACTACACGGAAGAAAACGTGATGATAGCCAGTGGACGCACGGGATATGAACTGTGCTCCATTGGCATTATCTCCAAAGATCGATTCGGGGATACCGTATACACCCCAAGAACTGGATCCTACGACCCCACAAGTGGGGACGTTACGGTATACGCCTCCGAAGATTCCCCTGTCAGGGCAGAGGACATAATCGAACTGGATTTTTATACGGATGCAGTTTTCGATAACCCGTTGAATGGGGAGATAAAGGAGATCCTGTGTATGTGTCTGGGAAGCCTATGGGAGACGGCCTTCTCCGGAGCATGGATAGACCGGACACCCAAGACCTACGATAAGACGTTTAAGCCGTCCTCTACCGAGGGCGCGTGGACGGAAGCACAGGAGCGTAAGCGCAGGCAGATTCAGATTGAGCTGAATGACCGCCTTATGAAGTACGAGCAAAACGCCCACTACAGACAGGTAATTATTAAGCACGTTCGGTTTTCACCGTGATTTGCACAAAAGAAATACATATGGACGCATATTAGAAGGGAGCATTGCATGGCGGATATTCAGAAAAATATCAGGACGGCTACGGCGGGGAAGCTCCCTTCTTCGTTTGGTTCCAACGTCCCTCATGCAGGGGGATTGCAAAAGCAGCTTTTCAGCAAGGCTACCAAAGCCTTTTACAGAAGGAATTTCTATCTCGCCTCCGATGTGTTTGAAGGAGAGATTCAGGGCGTAGATTACAAGGATTTTTACGCATGGACGCCTGTAAAACTCCGCTCCTCTGACCTCATTAACCCTACCACGGGGGAGCATCTGGGGGACGATTGGCAGACCATTCTGCTGGAAAACGACAGCATAGACTACATTCCTTCCGGCGCGTATGTGTACTTTAACAACAATTACTGGATCGTAGTCAATCCCGGCAACACGGCCTCTATCGTGGGAAATGCGGTAGTACGCCGGTGCAACTGCACTTATAACCACCTGGATTATTACGGCAACGTGGTAAAAACGCCAATGTCCTACTCCAAGGGCATGAGCCTTGCGTCTGCCAACTGGGTAACGGAGTATATCACCCTGCCGAGCACCTATCAGCACGTTATCTTACAGCTGAATGACACCACACGGGACGTAAAAAACAATACGCGGATCATATTGGGCGGGGAAGGGTACTACCTGACGGGTATGACTAATTTTGTCCGGGACTACACCATGGAAGCGGACAGTAATCACGTCATAAAAGCTGAGTGCAGACTTAGCGAAGCCAATGTGTATGACGATCTGGAAAACGAAGTGGCCGATGCAGGCGCTTTCTCCTGGGAGATAACGATGGAAGGAAGTCATAGCATGATCGCAGGAACCAAGCAAAAGCTGGTTCCGGTATCCGTGCGTAACGGAGAAACACCGGACGGAGATAAATTCCCCTTCTCTTACGGCTGGGACAGCAGCGATACAGATGTGCTTGCCGTGGACGCAGAGGGGAATGTGACGGCAAAGGGGGCTGGCTCTGCCGAGATAGAGTGCTACTTGCACGAGAACCCTTCCATCAGAAAAACGCTGGAAATAACAGTCGCCAAGTCCTCTACAAATGATTTTGTGCAGTTCCTTATGCCAGTACCTATGAAAATAGGCCAGTATGAGAGTTTCAATACCGAAGCTGCTTACTATGAGGACGGGGTGAAAACGGAGAACCCCATTACTTACACCTTCTCCGGCCCGGAAGAAACGTGCTATAAGGCCGTAACGGACGGAAACACACTGATCGTCACCTGCTACGACACCTCTAATATTCCCCTGACGATAACTGCCTCCTGCAACGGACAGACGGCAGAGCAGATCGTCGTTTTGATGGCTTTTTAAGGAGAAACCCATGGCATATAACTGCGAATACGCCCGGCGGGATAGCCTATGGCGGTTTGTAACGTGTTCCAAGCTTTACCCTGGAGGGAAGGAGCCGACCAATACGCATGAAGCATCCCAATGCATCTGCGCCTTCCAGCGGTATTGCGGCATGACCAAAAGATACGAAGTGGCGGACGACCCAGGCCGGGTTTGTGCGGTCTATCAGGGCAAATAATCCCGCCGGAAGGGTAAAAAATGAATGAAGTGGTAAGCGCAGTAATCACTTACGGAACCAGTGCGGCCATAGGGGCGGCAGTATCCCTGACCGGACTGTTTCTGACCCGTAAGTGGAACAAGGAAGATAAGAGCAAAGCAAAGATCGAGAAACAGGAAGAGCAGACATACTCCCTTATTCAGGAGATGAAAAAGCGACTGGACGAGCTGTGCGAAAAGCATGACGAGCACGTCCATGCTGATGAGATCAAGAACGCAAAGGAAGCCAGACGCAGGGCTTTGCAGATGGCAGACGAGATCGCAGAAGGACGGAAGCCATCGAAAGAGCGGCTGGAAGATGTCCTGACAGACATTGACGAGTACGAGAGTTTCTGCCGTGCTCACGAAGAATTTGAAAACTCCAAGGCGGTATATTCCATAAAGGCCGTTAAAGAGTATTACAACACGCTTCGCTGGGGACAGAACGCATAGGGATGTAGTTCAAAGGGAGAATATCCGGTTTTGACCCGGATGCAGAAGGTTCGATACCTTCCATCCCTGCCAATATCCAACATGCAAAAAAAGGAGAAAATACGCATGGAACGCATTGTTATAACGGAAAACGATATAAAGAACGCCAACACCTACATGCCCGTTACGCAGAAATGGGTAGCTGCAAAGTTTATCGCCCAGCTCGTAGTGGAGACAAAGCCTGTAGCCATTATGGACGGGGGCGAAAAGACTGCCATTCCCGATATGGCAGATCGGAATACTCTACGGGAGGCCATGTTTAAGACGGGCGTTTTCGTTAAGGAGTATATGCGGAAGGGATTTGACCCGGTGCATACGGAGGAAAGCGAAGGCGGCAAGCCTATCCAGTGGCTTATGTCTGCTGACGATACAGACCGCTGGGGCAACTTTGAAGCTCAGATCGACCGCATGAAACGGAGTAAGACCCCCGGAGTGGCAGATGCCTGTTATGAGATGCTGAATGATTACCATCAGTTCCTCCGGATGTTGAACATCGAGATCGAGCAGGAAATGGCTCTGAAAAATGACCCTGTAGGGCGTACTCTTATGGCAAATAAGATGAACGCCCTTACACCGGACGATCTTAACGAGCTGCTGGAAACCCTTAAAAAGATCGAGGCGGAAAAGGTCAAGGAGTAACAACACCATGGCCTTTGAAAACTGGTATGAACCGTATGAGCGGACACAGGCATATCTCACCTTCCCGGATGCTGAAAAGCTGCTTCGCAAGGTGTTTTACTACTTATTGGATATGCCCACCGGAACCCACGTCCCGTTTGAGGATAACCGATGCCCAAGGGTGCGGCTTGTCAAGAGACTGTTTTGGGATGATGCACGGCCACTGGATCAGCGCATTCCCACTCCCGAAGAAAAGCTCTCCATTATATATGACCCGGAAAAACCGGATGCGGCACCCACGCTTAAAGGCTACAGGATGTTCCCTCAGATGGCAGTGTTACAGGCACAGGAAAAGGCGCAGACCAGAATCAACGCATTTATGGGATATGCACAGGCATCCAACCCCTTTAAGTCGGAACTTTCCGTAGTGTTCCGGACGCTGTGCAATACCTCCTACGATTCCAACACAAAGGACTATGCGCTCTCCCGGTCATGGGCAATTACATCCGATATTATGGCCGCTCTTGCTGGCTTGAATATGGGCGTGGGCGTTGGAACCTTCTATTTTGACCGGAAACAGAACGCCGAGTGCGGGATCCGCTACATAACGGACGACGCGCATAACGTAGGCTACCAGCTTGTTATGGGTCTTACGATCATGGGCGATAAGCTGGGCGAGATGCCAGTCACTTAACGCATGAGAAGGGCGGCAGACGAATGCATGTACACCCCTTTTCAGATAAACGGAAAGCTCTGCAAAAGAATGAAGCGGTAGAGCTGGAAGGAATGGTCTACTATCCCCTGTTAGTAGAAGATTACGAAATATGGCAGGCGTGTAAGCCAGTGCTCTTGCTGCGTCAGGGCACGCTCCCTGTACAATACGCCGTGCTTCCATACCTTGAGTGCGTATGGGCAATGAGTTATGACGCGGCCATTTCCCGTATGATGCAAGGCCCGGAAGCGGGCGGAGGCGAGTGGCCAGCCCTGATGAAGATCCTGTTCTTATCGTTGCGGCTATCAGATAAGGATGAGATCGTCCCATTAGGGAAGGTTTCGAACCAACGTGCGCTAACGGCCATCCAAATCAAACAAGGCGACAGGACGTACCAAATAACGTCCGCTCAGTTCCAGCAGGTGCGGGAGCTGATAGCCGAACTTAACGGGGAAACGCTTCCGGACGAAGCGGATAACCCCGATCTTATACAGGCGCAGGAAGATATGAATGCGGCCAATGCCGTGCCGCTGAACACTGAACTGAACGACCTTCTTGCAAGCGTAGCAAGCGAAAGAAGGATACGAAAAAGTGAGCTTTTCGAGTGGACGATAAAAGAGTTTGAAGAGGAAGTCCGCTCCATTTCAAGGCGATACGGCTATCTGGTCGCCGCCATTGTAGAAGCAAACGGAGGAAAGTACAAGGAGGGCAACCCGACACCTTCCTGGTGTTTTGACCGGGAAAAGAGCGATACAGCCGGTCTTATTTCTATGGATGCTCTGCAAAAGGCTCATAACGCCACTATTTCCACAGATCAAAATGCGCCTAACACACCATCAATTTCATAAAGCAAAGGAGAAACCACTGTGCTTCAGCTCAATAATAAAAACTTGTATGCCAAGGGCACTTGCAACGTTGTCGTAGACGATCCGTTAACCGGCAACGTAGATTACCAGTCCAATAAGGTGCAGACCGCAAACCTGACCACTTCCGTCAACATGAATGAAGTCCGGGCCGGTCTGGGCAACGCTATTGCCATTCAGCTCCCCTCCGATTCCGCTGTCAATCTGGAACTGACCGCTGCTGACTTCTCTCTGGAAGCCCGCGCAATGCAGCTCGGTTCTCAGGTGACGTACAACGCCCCCGCTCCTGTGTGCGAGATCGTTACCGCATCCAGTACCACTCTGAGCATTTCTGCTTCTGCTACCGCCGTAGCTCCCCAGGGCTTGTCCAAGATTGTTGCTTATGTAAGCGACGGCACTTCCAATGCCGCTACCGCCTACACCATCAACAACGATACCCACGAAGTTGTAGGCTTCACCGCCACTTCCGGTACTACCTACAAGGTGTACTACTGGGTAAACAAGGCTTCCGCCAAACAGTTGGTCGCCAACTCCGTGTTCTCCCCTGCAATTAAGCGCGTAACCATCCAGATTGCCGTTTACAGCACCGAGAACACCGTTGCAAGCTCTCAGTCCTCCATGGTCGGCTGGCTCTACTGCATTATTCCTCGTATGCAGTTCTCCGCCAAGGCGGATACCGACGGTTCTCAGTCCAGCAACGCCACCACCGCTCTGTCCGGCACCGCATTGCTTTACGACCCCGTTGGCGATACCACTGTATGCACCGACTGCGCCATGTCTCAGCTGGCCTACTGGGTATACGTTCCCAACGGTGATGCAGAGCAGGATGTACAGGGCCTCGTCGTTATCGGCGGCGGTGTGACCGTAAAGACCTCTGCTACCGCTCAGATCCCCGTGCGCTTCCTCATGGCAGATAACTCCATCGTTGTGCCCGACTACGGCACTATGACCTATGCCATGGCCGGGGACAAGGCTACCGTGAGCAACACCGGCGTAGTAACCGGTGGCAGCACTGCGGGCAGCGATACCTGCACTATCACCCTCAAGAGCAACAACGCTATCAAGGCCACCTGCAACGTGACCGTGACGGCTTAACCTCTATTGCGCCCCTCCGTCTTGCAGATGGCGGGGCGCACTCCAAAACATCCATGCGTGGGCGCTTTGGAGTAAGGGAGGGATGCAGTATGTCCCTTATGGACGATTATCAAAAATTTAGAAGCCAGCTCGTAAACGCCGTAAATGCAACGCTCCAAAATGACATGATAGACCCTATCGTGATCGCAATGATCGATAGCGCAGAGCGGCGCGTATACGATGTCTATACACCCATCCCAGACGGATATGAGCGAAGGGAAACCGACGACGGCCTGAAAGACCCCATGAACTACAAGTTTTACAGCGGGGATATGGAGGTCGGCGTTGAGAATGTCACGAAAGGTAACTCGGCATACGATGATACAGACGGATGGGATCCTGGATATATAGCCGACATTATCGAATCCGGACATGGATATCATTGGAAACACAGCCGGATTTACGCACAGGCCCTCGCACGTCCGTTCATGCAGCCGGGAATGGAAGATTTTGTAAACAGCGGAGACGCAGACACATATTTGGCGAATGGCCTTAAAAAAAGAGGATTTATCGTTGACGGGAGATAAGAATGCCTGAAATCGTAAGACTGAAAGTAGACCTCCAAGAGAATAATGCGCTTGCCAAGCTCCAAGAGCTGCAAAAAACGGCACAGCTTATAAGCGGCACAAAAATCAGCTTTTCGGTAGATACAAAAGGCGTAGAAGGACTCTCCAAAGAAGCCCTGAAACTGGCTACTGCGCAGGCGAAATTGGCTACGGAACAGGCAAAACTGGCCGCACAGCAGGCAAAAGCGGATGCCGCCAACGCAAAATATGCACGGGAGCAGGAAAAGACTGCACAGGCCATACAGAAAACCACTCAGGAGCAGGCAAAAGCGCAGGCTGCCAATGAAAAAACACGGCAATCCGTAGAAAAGAGCAGACAGGAAGCGCTTAAATTCCAGCAAGCGCAGGAAAAGACTACCCAGACCGTTTCCAAAAGCGGAGCAGACATAGTAAAAGCACAGCAGGGAACGGCACAAGCAACAGAAAAGACCTATCAACAGGCCTTGAAGGTTGCACAGCAACATGAAAAAAACGCTGGTGTAGCCCTAAAAGATGCCGCTGCACAAAAAGAATATGCGCAGTCTGCCGGTCAGGCAAGCGCCAGCGCAGAACGATACAATACCGCTCTTTCTACCCTGGGTTTCAGGCTGAAATCTATCGCCTTTTCCGAACTGAGAAAGGCAATGAACGACGCTCTGGACACCATGAAAGCGGTGGATTCCGAGCTGGTAACTGTCCGTAAGGTCACAGGCTTCAACGAAGAGCAGCTGGCCACGTTGGAAGAACAGGCGTATAAGACCGGATCCGCTCTCGGTACTACGGCCGATTCCTATCTTTCCGCCGCCGCATCGTTTGCCCGAGCAGGATATAAGGAGCAGATAGCTGATTTGGCTGAATTGTCCGCAAAGACACAGCTGGTAGGCGATATGTCTGCAAAGACCGCCAATCAGTTCCTGATCTCCGTAGATGCCGCCTATAAGCTGGGCGGAAGCGTAGAGAAACTGAACAAGATTATCGACGGCGCAAACGAGATCGATAATAACTACGCCACTACCATGGAGAAACTGGCAGAGGGCATGGGTATTGTTGCCCCTGTTGCCGCACAGGTAGGCGTAGGCGCAGACCAACTTTCCGCTGCACTGGGCACTATTACAGCAGTTACCCAGAGAAGCGGTTCCGAAGCTGCTCGTGCTCTTCGTGCCCTGATGCTCAACATCGTTGGGGACACCAAGACGGAGATAGAGGACGGTGCTCAGTGGACTGCCGGGGAAATTGAAGGCCTGCGGGATGTTCTGCGCCAGTATATCCCGGATGTTATGGCCGCTGCCGATGCTACCGGGGATCTGATAGACCCTATGGAGGCTATCGGCGCTCTTGCGAAGGCGTACAAAGAAGGTACGCTCAATGCGCAGGAGTTGATGGAACAGGTAACGGATATTTCCGGTAAGCTCCGTTCTTCCCAGCTTTTGGCTCTTATCCAGAACTGGGATATGTATGAATCCATGCTGGATTCCTTTACCAATTCGGTAGGGAGTGCAGACAAGGAAGTCGAGAACGCGCTGACCAGCTGGGACGCCAAGGTCAACATTCTCAAAAACACCTGGGCAGAGTTCGTGTCCAACACTGTAAAAACGGACTGGATAAAGGGGCTTATTGACGGCGTAACGAAGTTAATAAGCGGTTTTGGCGATCTGGGGACGGCGCTTGCGATTGTAGGTGCTGCGCTGGCAGCCATAAAGCTAAAAGATTTTGTTGGCTTCGTACAAACAGCAATAACCAGCGTAAAAGGCTTTGCAACATCCCTGACAACGCTGGGGACTGCGGCTGCCACTTCGGCAACCATGCTTTCCATAGTGCAGGCCGCTGCGGTAGCTTTGGTGGCGGCTATCGCCATAGCTGTAGTTGCCTACAATAACTACAAGCAAGAACTGAAAGACACTGCTGAGGAATCCTTAAAGGAAGCGAAAGCGGCCAACGATGCCAGCCTAAAGATACTTACACTGGGCGAGGCACTGGAAGCTACAAAGAGCGATACGGAGGAACACACCAAGGCCGCAAAGGATCTTGCTGCTGCTTTGGGTGTAGAAGGTGATGCGGCTGAACTTACTGCGGAAAAGATAAAAAAACTTACGCAGGCGAAGCTGGAAGAAGCTGAAACGGCGGCGTTTAAGGCAAGGTCGGATGCGGCAGAAAGCCTTAAAGCGGAAGCCAGCAATATCTTTGAAAACCGTGTCGGTCTGGACGGATTCGATTTCACCGACTTGGATAAGTACCGGGGCGGTCTTTCCAGAAAAACCTTCTTTACGCTTAAAAAAGCTGGTGGTGATGTAGAAAAATTCATCACTAACGGCGGAACCAAGTATAATCTTCGGTTCGATAAAAGCGACGCCAAAGAAATCCTCACGTTTTATGAAGCTGCCGTATCTTTACTGAAAGAATACGATCAGGTTGCCAAAGAGACCGGTGACGAATCCATATTCCAGACGGATACTTATAAGTCCCTTAAAGACTGGACGAATAAGCTGGGCGACACGGCGAATGCCTATCGCAGCGCTCTAAACGAAGAAGTTGCGGCCAACGATAGAAAGACGTTGGCTGGATTCCTGAATGAAGTTACCGTAGATTCGCAGGAGAACTACGATAAACTGATAAAAACAATCCAAGATTCCGACCTCCCGCTGGAACAGCAGAACCGGATTATCAATATGCTGGCACAGGCGTATACCGAATATGCCGAAGCCGCCGCAAACGCAGCCAATAGCACGGAAAAGGTAGCTGATTCCGGAACCCAGCTGGAAGAAGCATTCTCAAACGCTTCGCAGAAGATAAAGGATACTGCGGAAGCCATAAAAGGAGAGCTTGACGAGGATATAAAAGGCATCGGGGATATCTACGATGCCATGTCCGAAGCCGCAGACAAGGGATACTACGGTTCCAATGCGTTCTTGAAGTCCGCAGACCTCCTTTTCTCCGACGAGGTAAGGGAAAAGTACGCAGACGATGCCGCAGGACTTATGGAGTATGCGGCTGAAATCGGTCTTAGCGCATACATGGATGCTATTAAGACCGGCAATTACTCCGATGCGTCTGCTGAGTTCTGGCAGAATATTGCAGAGCAGACCACAGACGGTGCTTACGTTGTGCGGGATGCCACCGGAGAGATTATCGCTTCCATGCAGGACATGGGAGACGAATATGCATGGTCGTTCGATCTGGGCAATAAGAGCGTAGATGAGTTCCTTGCCCAGATGGCGTCGGCTACTGGCGTATCTGAGACCGTATGGGCCTCCTTTATCCAGTCTTTGGGAATGTACTCCGAAGAAATTTCTGAGTGGATTGCCAAGCAAAAGGAAAAGGGCGGCACAGAAATTCCTGCCGACATGGGCTATGCCGCCGAGCAGGGACAGCAATACGGAAAGACAGTAGCCGCAAATGCACAGGCAGAAGCGTCCAAACATCCAATCGTTATTCCGGTTAGTGTACAGGGGCCGACAAGCGGATCACCCACTTCCGGCATAGGCGGTAGAGCAAAGGGCAAACGAGATTCCTACTCCGGTCTGGCTCTTGTAAACGACGAACACCCAGCAGACGGCTCCAAACCGGAGCTTATTGTCAACAACCGCACCGGAAGTGCCTATGTTGCCAATCACGGCAAGCCCGCTATCGTCAATCTGAGTGCGGACGATATGGTGCTCACCGCTGCCGAAACCAAGAACACATTTGGCGGTTCTCTCCCGGCTTTTGCAGGCGGAAAAGATGGATGGCTCAATACAACCTCTCCCAAGGGGGGCGGTTCTTCCTCCACTTCTTCCGGCGGCGGTTCTTCCTCCGGTTCTACCAGTTCCAAAAATCCGGACGATATCCTGTCCGAATTTAGGGAGTGGGTAAACTGGTACAAGGACAAGGCCAAGGAGGAAGCGGATAAGCGACAGGAGGAAATCGACGCACAGATAGATGCGCTGAAAGCCTCCAAAGAAGCGCAGGAAGAGGCCGATAAGCTCCTTGAATTGCAGCTTGCGGTAGAAGAAGCCCAAAAGAATCTGCTCCAAGCGCAGGTAGAGCGGACTGTCCGGTATTACAACGAGGATACGAAGCAGTGGGAGTGGATGGCCGATCAGAAGGCCGTCGCAAGTGCACAGGAAAAGCTGGACGACGCTCAGAAGAATCTGGACGACTTCAAGGCCGAGCAGGAATATCAGGCCATACTGGACGGCTTGCAGGCGCAGAAAGATGCTATTCAGGCCCAGTACGATGCCACGGTAAAGCAGTGGGAAGATATCCTAAAGACGATGGAAGCACCCGCAAGGGGCATTACAGAAATCTTGCAGGATATGCAGAACAGCGGAGTTCCGGCGCTGAAAGAAGCCGCTGAAAACGTAGGCGGGGTGCTGGACGGCTTTACGGAAATTATTTACGGAGCAGGAACCAAGTTCGATGCGGCCATAAATGAAGCTGTCATGGCTATCATAAATGCCGGATATAAGGCGCAGACGGCCAAGACGGAAACGAAGGAATCTAAGAGTTCCGGAGGCGGCGGGGGAAAGACAGAGAATAAAAAGCAAGAGGTCAGTTCTGCCGTAGATAGAAGGAGCGGTGGAAGCAGAACCGACATGATGTTCGATGAGGGCGGAATTGCTTCCGGCTCTGGCTATATGCCTAAAGGCGCAGTTGGGGACGAAGTGGTTATAGGGCCGTCTATTACGAAGGACGTGCTTAGCCCGGTTAAGAACGCTCAGTTCATGAACTTCACCCGATCCATCCGGGCACTCGTGGAAGCAGGAACTTCCGGCAATAAATTCTCCACGCGAAACAGCTCCATTTCCAATACAAACAACAGCAGAAACTACTACATCAACGGCGTTAAGATCGGCGCGGATATGGCAAACAAGCCCATGTCTCAGGTGTTGAGCACCTTGTCCATATACGCCAATGAATCCATGTGATCGGAGAAAATAGATGCTATTTCAGCCCTCTAACGTGTCCCCGTCCAGTCTTTCCGGCGCAGGGGCGGGGACGGTGGATGTAACGAATCCGTTACAGGTATCGTGGCAGGTAAACGGGGATAGCCCCATGACGGCCTACCAGATCGTTATTTATCAGAACACAACGGAATCCACCCAGATGTATTCCTCCGGGGAAGTAGCCCTTGCAGAGCCTTTTCAGGCGCATGATGCAATGGGAAATCCGCAGTTCTTTGCCACGGAGATAAGCGCTTCCGCTATTGCTTCTGCGGGCATTGTAAACGGCTATGAATACGGATACAAGATGCTGATTACGCAGTGGTGGAGCGATACAGAGAGTGTTGCCCAGACTTCCGCGTCCGTCTTTATCACAAGGGATACTCCTACACTGGAAATTGGTGGCACGAGCGCAGACCCGGAGGATCCTGCAAAAATGACCATCACTGCCAACTACGAGCAGACGCAGGGAGACCCGGTATCGTGGGTGTCGTGGGTATTCGCTCTTTCCGGCAAGGAGGACGATCCTATTGCAGAATCCGGCCCCATTACGACGCAGATTCTCTCCTATACCGTGGAGGGGCTTATGTCTGGAGTTACTTACGCAATAAAGTGTACTGTGCAGACATCCAACGGCGTACAGGTAACGACCGGGTTTGTGGACTTTTCGGCAGACTACGAAGTGGAAACGGCTCCTGCGGAAGGATACGTTCTGGGCAGACTGAACGGACATTCCGCCGTGTATCTTCGATGGCCGAAGGAAACCTTTACGACCAATATCTACAAGTACATCGTGTATCGGCAGAACGCTGGGGATGCTGTACTGCGCAAGATTGCAGAGGTAGGAGCGGAAACAAACCGAATATGTGATTATTCCACCGCTTCCCAAAAGAGCGTGTCCTATGTTATCTGGACGCTGGGAGCGGGAGGGGAGATCCTGAAAGTCGTGCAGACAGGAAGCTTTACTCCCGTGTTTTGGGAACATACAATCCTGCTTACCGCCCTTAATGCGGACGGTACATACCGGGTAACAAACGAATATTCCTTCTCTTTAGGGGTAGAGAGCGGTGCCGTCACCAACTCCAACAGCCCGTCTCTACAGGAGAACTTCACCCGGTTTCCGAACAGACAGCCCAAGAGTTCCCTGTATAAGACCGGATCCGTTAAAGCATACATCGGCAAAGCATCCGGCCTGAATCAGTATCAGGGAGATACGGTTGCGTATCAAGACGATATCTACGAAATCTCCGCTTCCAATGCACCGAAGTTTTATAAGAACCGGAAGGGGGACGTGCTCCTTGTGGACACCTCTGCCGCCATTACGATGCAGACGCAGGATGATACTTACGAACAAGCTCTTGTAGCTACGATATCGTGGGCGGAGATCGGGAGCGCGAAGAATAAATCCATTGTATCCCTGCCGACGGATAGCTTCTGGCCGGGCGCAGAATAAGGAGGGCTTATGCCTATACTTGCGGCTACGATGTCTACGGGCATCAATACGATAGCGAGAAGAACGAGGGGCGGTTTTACATCGTCTGCTACGGCTTCCGGGACTGGGAGCACTTCTGCGGCGGCTATCAGTGCAGCACAGGCCAATGCAAGAGCTGCCATATCCTTCCAGTCGGCCATAAATAACCGCGCTGCCATAGGAACGTGGTATCTGAGCAACGGAACCCTGTCTACAGGCACCAGTACCCTTATAGGTAACGCCTATTCGGACGAGGGAAGATCCGGCGAAAGCTACAGCTACACCACTACCAACATAGAGAGTTTGGGCAACGGTTGGAGGGTAACTGTTCGATGCACCTGCACCTACTCTCTGTCCTCCGCTCGAACCTCCTACGAGAGGTGCGGTTCCTTTGCGGTAACGCCTGATCTTATCAAGTCCGGTACGCTGACGATCTCCCATTCCAACGTATCCAGCTGGCAGGTTTACATTACTGCGGTAAGTGCGCCTCAGTTCCTAAACAGCATCAGCGGTGCGGTGTTCCAGACGGCTACGCTGGACGGGACTTCCACCTCCATCCCGCTGTCTGCCAGCCTCATACAGGCAATAAAGAGCACTGGCGTATGCATCCTGAATGTAGGCAGGTATAGGGACGGAGACGTAAGCAATTATAACGGGACGGCCACGATATCCGGCATGTCCCTAAACTACGAGCTGGCCTATGTAACTCTGGCCTATAACGCCAACGGCGGAACCAACGCTCCTGCCGCCGAAACCGTGTACGCAAGCGCAAGCGGCTACACCACCACCATAACCGCTTCCGTGCCTACTAAGGACAGATATGCCTTTAGGGGCTGGGCTACTACTCCTACGGGAACGGCGGCATATCAGGCGGGAGACAGCATCTCTCTTACGGAAAATACCACGCTGTATGCCGTTTGGGAGTTGAACACCTATACGGTAACGTATGCGCCCGGTGCGAACGGAACGGGAACGCCTCAGTCCGCTTCGCAGATCATCGGAACGCCTATAACCCTGCTGGGCGTGACATTTACCCGGTTAGGGTGGACGCAGGTAGGATGGGCAACGACGGATGGCGGAAACAAGGATTACGACCTAAATGCCGTGTATTCGGCGAACCAGAGCATTACCCTCTATCCGTATTGGGGAGGGGAGATCCCTGTAGAATTTCGGAGCGATCTGCTTTCCTATCAGGCAGTGCCTATCGGTACTGCGGCCACTCCGCTTGACGGTACGGTAAAGCCCAACGGTCTTATAAACCACTATCTGTGGGGAAGAAGCCCGAACGGCGCAGATAACTGGGCATGGCTGACCACTCTGCCGGAAGATCAGGCTATCTACGCCCCGGACACTACGCAGGACGGCTCCCTGTATTACAAGGTGAAGGTAACGGCCATCCGTGCGGGGCATACCAGAGAGATCACCAGCAATGTAGCCCAGGTAAAGGTTGTAAAGGCACAAGCGCCGACCTTCACATCCTACTATTACATGCAGGACGCTACCTACAACGCTGGCGACCTTGCAACGCCCCTGAATGCATCCGCTACGGCTCCCTATGGGACGATCTCCTATCAGTGGTATAAGAGCTATAAAGGCAGCCAGTTCACCCCTATAACGGGCGAAACGGGAAGTATCTTTACTCCCAATACCAGAGTAGGCGGCGTTACCCAGTATAAGGCTGCCGTTACCAATACGGTAGGGACTTCCAGTGCAACCGTTTGGACGGGTACTGCATCCATTACGATAGAGAATGTAGTGCTGGCTCTGGATACGCAGTGGACGCAGTATTTACAGGCGTTAAAAGGGCAGTATAAGAAGCTGGCGCGGCTTGACTTCCTTAATCCGAACGGGTCTGTTGCTTTCTCGCTGGACTATAACGAATTAAACTCCCGGAGCGGGGCATTTATTCAGGAAGGCTCACTGTCTGTCAATCTGCAAAACGGAGCGAGAAGAACGGCTACTGTCACTCTCGCAAACCTTGACGGGGAGTATGATTACAACGTAAACAAACTCTGGTTCGGCCAGCAGGTACAGTTGTGGATGGGGATTGTTCTTCCCGGCGGAGAGCCATTTTATCTGTCTCAGGGCGTGTTTTACATCAAAGACCCGGAGGAAGTATTCAAGCCGGGGCTGAAACAGACTACTCTGAACCTCGTAGATAAGTGGGCATATCTGGACGGGACGCTGTTTGGAAATCTTGACGGAACCTACGAAATACCCTTAAATAGTAATATATTTAACGCTATCAATTCCATCCTGCAATTCGACCGGGGCAACGGGCAGAAAGTGGATGCTACCATACCCGTCTTTACCGGGTACTACAACGGGAAAACCACTACCCTGCCGGATGGAACCACCGTACCGCTTACCAATACGCCGTACACATATAGGTGCGACAGCGACAACGGCTCCTATGCAGACGTTATTTTGGAACTGAATACGATGCTGGCGGGGTGGATAGGGTATGACGCTTTCGGGCAGCTCCGTTTAAGTCCTTCGCAGGATGATATCGTAGACCAGAATAAGCCAATACAGTGGGAGTTTACGCCCCTCAATTCTACATTTCTGGGGGCTACCTATGTCGTTAAAAACTCCGAAGTATACAACGACATAATCATTATGGGGGAATCCCTGTCCGAATACGGGCAGACCGCAGGCAGAGCCACAAATTACGATCCTGCCAGCGACACCAATGCAAACCTTATCGGGAAAAAGACCAAAAGATATCAGCAGAGTGGTTACTATACGCAGGATATCTGTGAATCTCTGGCAGTTTTCAAACTGAAACGTCAAAGTATATTGAAGAAGTCCGTCACGATAGAAAGTACGCAGATGTTCCATCTTGTGGAAAACAACCTTGTTACTATTCAGCGCACGGACAAGCCCGGGAATCCGGTAGAAAGACACCTCGTAACGGGATACACCATCCCCATAGGGCAGACGGGAAGCATGACCATTAACGCCACTTCCGTACAGGATTTCCCGGTAGCCACGATCACGACTGCACAATAAAGGAGAATACATGCCCAGATTTTTCAAGATGATGCAAGGAGACGAATACCCGCTTAACATCACCCTGCTATCGCTGGACGGGCAAGCCATAACGCCCAACAATGTTACCAGCGTTGAATTTATGGTAGGGGATATCAGAAAAACGTGGCCTGAGACGGCTACGTTTGACGATGCCACACTGAAATTTAAGATACCACTTACGCAGAAGAACACGTTTGCCCTTAGAAAGGGGTACATCAACGTGCAGGCCAGAGCGGTATTTCAGGACGGATCTGTTGTCGGCGGGGAAAGCGAACCGGGGGCTATCATGTTCTCCCGCTCTCGGAGTGTTCTCCCCGGAGCTTCCGACGCAGATGGGGAAGTAACCGCACGGATATTTATAGCGCAGCAGAACGACGTATCAGTGCCACTTAAACGAAGAGCGGGAAAGGCCGCTACGTTGGATGGCGCAGTCCTCTATAACCAGGAACAGGACTTGACATCCGAAGAACGGGAAGTCGCCCGGAATAATATCCGGATGGACGACGACACCCTCCTCCAATGCCTGATAGACACGGACACCCTCCCGGCAGTAACCAGCGCAGGGGCAATCCTGTGCGCCAAGGACAAAATAATTTTGATGTGAAAGGAAATTGATATGGCGATTGAGTTTAGAGACGTGGCAGATTTGGAAGAAATAACGGAAATCCCCGAAGATGCGGATATCCTTGTTATCGTGGACGGAGTGGCCAAGAGAATCAGCAAGGGAAACGCCAAGTTCGGCGGGGGAAGTGTGACGACCTTTTACGTTGGTTAAGGAGGGATAAATTATGCCAGCAGGCGGCAACAAAATTTATACAGACGCAGCAAAAACCACGGAAGCTACCCCCCAGCAGATTTACGATGCGTTTATGTCGGGGAAAGTGGTCTTGAGTTTTGGAGACGTAAGCACTGCGGGGACAACGCAAAGCACAGTAACCAGCTGCAAAGTATTTGGCACGGCAGAGGGAGTTGTCGGCATCCAAATCTTTTCCGACAACAACGGCAGCTTTGCAAGTCTCAGTATCGGCAACACATCCGGAGGTAACTAACCTTGACCACCAATCACATCAAGGCCATCCTGACCAGCCTGCGGGCAATGGTCATTAAGATGCTCCCGGCGTATAAGTTTTATCTCGGCACAGAGATATCCACCAGCGAAGAAACGTTATTGACTGCCACTATCGTAGACGGAGAAGCAACGGTAAGTGTAAGCGACACGTTCGGCGGTTTTGTCGAAGGCGATATTTACAATGTAACGCTTGACGGAGAGACTACGCAGACCGCAGCTAAAGACGTTGCCTATCTTATGTATTTTTTCGGAGCATAATCTATGGATAAAATCATTGGAATTACAAACGCTCCTGATGATGCTATTATGGCCGACTTAAAGGAGCCGCCAATAGCTGTATTGGCGCACGGAAAATATGTTGGCGGGCATATTGTAATTTATGAGGATTCTCAGCAGATTGCCAGCGGCGACCTCATTGACGGGCAAGATGTTGGGGGCACAGGTACATATGCTTACAGCTTGACACCAGCCGAAGGTTATTCCGGGTATGACAATGCGAAAAGCTACAGGCTTGTAATAGGTGGAGACGAGATCAATTTCGTCATGAACGGTGCCCTAACAAGCCTTCCGCTTGACGCGATGTACATTATCGCGGATTTTGGTCGTGGAATGCAAGTTACGCAAACCTACCCAAATTTGTCGAGCGTATCCGTATCCCAAACCAAAACCGTCACAACGAAGAAGTACCAGGCCAAGAAGCTGGACAAGTCCCTCCTGCCGGACATCTCGGATGTGATACTAAATTCCAGCACTACCGGTTCCACCAAAAAATTCAGCATCACGGTAGACGACACCGGCACCCTCAAGGCAACGGAGGTCACAGATGCGTAAGTACCTCGCTGTCCTCCTGCTCTGCATCCTCGTCTCTATGCCCTGCCACGCCAAACAGGCACAGGCTCCCCCTGTCAACATCAAAACAGAGGGTATGCAAATCATGTGGCGGCACATGGAAATGCGGGGAGAAATGGTCACAAAGCCCCGGTTAAAAGGCCGACTGATTATCCCCAGCGTGGGTATCGATGTGGGCTTGTACTACGTCAACTGGGACAACGGCCAGCGCATAGCCAACCGCAAGGACAGCGCAGGGTGGTATCACCATTACCTGACCAAGACATCCAACCTCATAGCCGACCACAAGACGCAGGAGTTCAAAACGCTCCCCAAAGTGGAGGTGGGCGACCGGGCGTACATCCTCACCAAGGACGAGATTATAGCCCTCACCTGTACATGGGCGATTGACGGGCACAACACCGGGGACTACATCACGGACGCGGACTACCACAGCGTGATAGACGATGCGGAGTATGTCTGCTACACCTGTCTCAAGGGCTGGCGCAATGTGCGGGTTGTCGGGTTTGATTCGGTGCCCGGGGGATTTATGGGATTATTTAACAGCAAGGATGGGTACATCTTCTGAGGGAAAGAGAAAACAACAGATAGGAGAACGCTTTTTATGCCTGATAACAGCACCGTGGAGGCTCTGAAAATATGGAAAGCACTGGAACCTATGGTGGCGAAGAAAATATCCGCTATGACGGCTGGTGCTGTGCAAAGACGCAAGGCCAAGGTTTCTACTGCGCCGAACGCTACTACGGGGCTTATAGGGGTGCAGGAAGCGTTCTCCAATCAGATCATGATTCCCTATTCCAGTCAGCTTTCCGAAGCGAAAGTCGGGGATATGTGCTGGATAGAGTGGTCTTACGGAGCTACTAACGCCATTGCCGTACCACTTATGCAGGGAGGGACTTCTATTGAGATACCGGTTCCGATAAATAAGGGCGGTACGGGGGCGGAGGATGCTAACGGAGCGAGAGAGAATTTAGGGATACCAAGTTTTCCGCTGAGTGTGTCGGATGGTGGGACGGGGGTAACAACACTGACAGAACTGCTCAAAGATCTGGGGGCGCCATGGTCGGTTGCAAATGGCGGCACAGGTGGGACAACTCCCACAACAGCCCGTGAAGGTATCGGCGCGTGGGGAAAGCCTGTTGTGCTCTGGACAAACGCAAGCCCCACCTCTACACTACCCCCACAGGATATCGATATTGACGAGAACTGCCCGTTTTTGCTCTGCGTGGGGACGAACGGAGGGTTTATTTTGGACAATACCGATCGGGGCGGTGTGCTGACAGAAGCGCACTGGACGACCATAAGCAACGATCTCCATATCACCTTACAGACGAGGATTATTAACCGAGTGGCCGGGGGCAAGGTGCATATCGGTAACGCTTACGGATATGATTACAACTTAAGCAACAACAGGATGGGTGGGAAGCAGGACAACACGGAATGCATCCTGTACCAGATTTGGGGGATATATTGATGTACGCACTCAACCTTGATATGGACGGGAGGATCTTATCCGCCACATATGCCCAGTACGCCAAAGAGGGCGCTGTGCTGGTGGACACCCTCCCGGCCGGGGACATCTACGACAATCGCTATGTGGACGGATCCTATGTTTACGATCCGCTTCCCAAGCCGGAAACACCTGACCCCGGACTGAATCTCGAAACACGGGTAACTGAATGCGAGAATAACATTGCCCAGATAATGACCGGATTGGAGACGCTTGCGGATGGATGATATACGGGAAGTCCTCAACGGGATAAAGAATCGTCTGCATGAGAGACAGCGGTACACCATTGTACCACGATCTTTCTGCGCTGGCAGGCATATATGTGGAGGTGGTCACGAGCAATGAGTAACCTTACCGACTTTATAAAGTATTTGAAAGAACAGGTTGGGCAACCATATCTCTGGGGCGGGCAGCATACGAAACTTACCCCTGAAAACTATGAACAGGTGGTAGATAAATGCGAAAAACGCACGGGCGGATATCCAAATATGACCTATGCGGAGGCTGCAAAAAAGTTCTGCAAGAAGAAATTCGATGCAGGAGCCACTGTTTTGTATGCCTATGACTGTTCCGGCTTGGGAGTATATTGGCTGTATAACCTGAAAAAGCTGTACAAGATGGATGTAAACTCCAATACTATGGCTTCCCGCTGCGCTATGGTGCCGAAAACCGAAGCACCGAAGAAAGGGTACTGGCTCTTCCGGGAAAATGCAAACGGTCGTGTATCCCATGTAGGGTACATGATCTCCGATACGGAGTGTATTCATGCAGAAGGCCGCAGGACTGGCGTAGTGCGTGTTAAATTCAAAGAACGGTACTGGCACAAATGGGGAATACCTCTGGTGTTTAAGGACGAAATAACGGGGGATATAAAGCCCGTAGAGCCGGAAGCCCCGGATACTCCACCTGTTGTCTGCGAGAAGAAGGTAAAAGTAGTAGGCGGTTCCGTCAACGTTCGTGCAGACGGATATGCTTCCAGCAAGAGGCTGGGAACCGCACACAGGGGAGACACGTTCCCGTATCTCGGTTTGCACGAAAAGACGGGCTGGTATAAAATCCTATACAAGGGGCAAGAAGCCTACATTTCCAACATTCCAAAATACACGCAGATGATCGATGCCTGATCGCGTGTATCCATAGAAAAAGCAAATTAAAGAAAGGATTTGAAGCAATGAAACTTCCTGATCGTGTATATGATGTGCTAAAATGGGTAGTAATAATTGTACTGCCCGCTGTCGCAACCTTCTATGCGCTTCTGGCCAACACTTGGGGTTTTCCCTATGCTGACCAAATCGTAGCTACTATCAACGGCGCTACCGTATTTCTGGGCGCTATCCTGTGCATCTCCACGGCACAGTACAATAAGGATTTTGGCGGCGTACTCTAATAATTTATAAGGGACGAGGAAAGGAGGGCTAAAGACATTGCGGTATTGAAGCCCTCTTTTTTCAAAAAAGGATAAAAATTCCTAAATTTTTTTGCCAAAACCTATTGTTTTTATTGAACTGACTGCATATAATAGAGACATAAAAGCGGTGAGCCTCCACCAATAAGCGAGGAACGGAAAAAGCGGTGAGCCTCCACCATGAGAGAGGAACTAAAAAAGCGGTGACCCCCCACCAACAAGCGGGGAACTAAAAAAGTTGGGGGATTTATTCCCCCTTTTTTTATGCGGAGGGGAGAATGGTATTTTACCACATCAAAGATGCCTATGTATCTTATCTTAGGGGCTACGATTCCAAGGTTCCTGAAAACAAGGGTCAGCGGAGACCATACATCGGCTTTGTGGTGCAGATCGGAAATTTGGAATACTACGCACCTCTTTCCTCACCGAAGAAAAAGCATTTGAAAATGAAAAACACCAAAGACTTTAGAAAGATAGGAGGGGGAAAATACGGAGCGATAAACTTCAATAATATGATCCCCGTTCCAAGCGCAGAACTTCTTTATTTCGATATACAGAAGGAGCCTGATATCAATTATAGAAACCTGCTGCAAAACCAGCAAAGGTTAATCACGGCGGACGAAAACGAAATAATAAAAACGGCTAAAAATCTAAGAACCTTAGTTCTTAAAGCCGATGAGAATTTGACCCCGCAGGACATTAAGGTAAAACAACGCTGCTGCGACTTTGCCCTTCTTGAAGTTAAATGCATGGAGTATCCGAAAATCTGAAATAAATGATAATGGAAAGTGCCCCGCTACTTTGAGTACGGATGATTTATGAAAAGCGCTCCGCCGCTTCAAGCGCGGATGATTTATGAAAGACACACCACGGCCTGTGAACTGTGGACGTAATGAATAAAGCCGCCCATACGGACGGCTTTTTCTTTTGCACTAATTTCGCACACCGGATTAGCATGTAAGTTCATACTGCGGCTATTGCATCGAACACACTCTTTCGTACTTCTCCCTTGTTGACGATCCTCTGAGCATAGCGCATTGTAGTGTTTATATTGCTGTGCCCCAACGCCTGCTGAATCTCATCCAACGGCACATCGTGCGTCAGCATAAAAGATGCGGAAGCGTGTCTCAACGCATGGGAGCGGATGCCATCAATGCCAGTTATAAGGCGCACCAGACGCATTACAAGGGAGCTTAAAACATCCCGGTCAAACGCACCCCAGCAGAAGGGATTCCCTTGCGGATAAGAGACAAACAAAGGGTCTGTATCCTTCAACGTTTTAGGTCTGTATCCGCTTTCCAGATACTCCGTTACCGCCTTTTGCGCAATGGCGGGGAAGGCGGCATATCGGGGCATACCGCCCTTCGTATTCTCCAAAAGGATTTGATGCGATTCCCAGTCCAGATCGCAGGGACGGATAGAACATAGCTCTGCATTGCGCATGGAGCCGGTCAAGAATAACGTCAGGATCGCTTTATTCCTCGGCCATGTCTCCGTGCTGCATTTGCTCGGCCTGTCTGCACTGAGAATAGCAATCACCTCGGAAGGCCCCAGAACGTGCTTGTACGGCTTTTTCTTAGCTACGGACACTCTGCGCTTATCTGGGTTCAAAATGCCGAAATCAGGCATAACAAATCCATCCTGTATAGCGCTGATGTACTCGCACCAGTACCGCATGTGCTGCATGTACAGGGAGATCGTCGTAACGCCGTCGCCTTCCTCGGCAAGGTGGGAGCGCCAGCCCATTATCGTTGCGGTATTGAGCTTTGCGTTTTTGTCTCCCGCCCAAGCAAGGAACAAATTGATCGTCCGCGCATACCCTTCAATCGTAGTCTGCGCCTTGTCGGCTTTCAGGGATGCAATGTAGCTGTCCCGCAATTCGATAATGTCCATACTGCACTCCTGCTTCCTTATCTTCTGCGCTTTCTGTCGTCGTCCCGGCTGCGATTATTTCTTCCCATCAGGGCATCAAACAGGAACGAGTCACCAATAATACTCCCGGTAAGTGTGTTCTCCTGCTTTATTTTTCGATTTTTTTCGTATGTGCGCACACATTCGTTTACAATGTCAGACCAAGTGATTTTTACTCTGTTCTTCTTATCGGCCATATGGGCAATCCTCCTTCACCTGTCGATACTATTATTATAGCATAATCCGGTCGTTTTGTTCATGGAATTTCGGATGTCGGCCTGAATTTATTTCCATTTCCGTTTTACTGGCCGTTGTCCTCTGCACCATTTCAGATATTCCAGCTGCATCTGCGGGGTGAAGGAACCTTCCTTGCCCAGACGTACTTCGTCGTACTTATCGGGGTAGTATTCCTTCAACCACTTTTTCAGGTTTTCGCTTACGGGTTTCATGCGCTTCCTCCCTTCTGCGATTTATAGTAGATAGGGGAGGGAGAGCCGTTTCCGGCCCTGCCTCCGTCCTGTTTGTGAACGATTGTTTACTAAAAGTCGATGCTTCCGTAAAGGTTCTTCGGGGGTTCCGGCTTAGGCAGCAGCTTCTTGTTCGGCTCGGGCAATCCCTTGACCGCTTCGGCTCTTAGCTTCGCAATGTCCTCGGCGTGATGCTCCTTGACGGCTCCGTACTTGCGCAGGAAGTATTCAAAGCCCTTTGCCGTAGCCTTCGGGGAAGTGTAGTGGATTACCTTGCGCCCTTCCTTATAGGTGGTCATGCTCCCGATCAGCAGACCCATGTCGATAGAGAACTGCGACGGGGAGTTGCGGTACTGCCCACCCTTGCATAAGTAGCCGTCCTTACGAAGCTGTTCCATCAGCCGCGTTCTGCCCAGTGGTACGCCGTTCTGCGTCAGGTACACGGACAGCTCCTTCATGCTGAAAAGGTTCGTCGTGTTTTGCAGGGTGTCGCAGAAGTCCGCTTTATCTACCATCAGGCCGATCTCGTGTTCCATCGTCTGCACTTCGGAATGGAGGCGGTTGTTGGCGCACCGGAGAGCCTGATTCTGTTCTTCCGTGTCGGCCAGTCTGCGCAATGCGGAGGGAAGGTCTTGCGGAAGGGCGACCATCTGGTTACGCACACGTTCTTCCAGCTCCAACAGCTTTTGACGGATTGCAAATCCCTCGGGAGTGCGCTGGATCATGGCAATGTGCTTTGCCATATCGAAGGTAAGATAGTGGTCTCGGGAAGGACGGCCACGTCCAATTTTTTCCTGTTCTTCGGGGTTTTTGATTTTTTCAGTTTTTTCTGAAAAAATACTTTTGTATTCATTTCCATCTGTTTCGGAAGAGGGGATGTAGGGGAAGTAGTCTTGCCCTTCAACAAAACCATAAGAGCACATCTTCTTGAACCAGTCTAAGTATTGGTATTTGCTGTGCAAGCATCTATGCAGCTCTCGGCCTATAACTATCTGCTTACCTTCGTTGGTGGTGTAGACGGGGATTATGTCCCGGTTGAAGATTGTTAAAGCCCTACTCATTGGTCAGGCTCCTTCCCACGTCATAGACCGCATCTACAATTCCCTGTAGTTCTTCCTCGATGCGCATTGCCCCTGTCAGAACCAGACTGACCATGCGGAATACATCTTCGTCCATGTCCCTTAGTTTGTCCGTTGCAAGGAAACGCAATGCGGTTTCGATGTTCAGCACCAGATCAATGGTGTCAACGCCCTTGCTGTAGATTTTATCAACTTTTTCGTTGGCCTGAGAAACTGCGTCCTTAAACTCTTTGAAGGTTCTTTCCTGTGTTTCGATAAGATTCATACTGATCCCTTTCTTTTTTCACTTGCAATTCTTGAAAGGGCAGTGTAAAATATATGTGCCCTTTCAGTTTTTACGAGACTTGTTTTGGGTGGATAACGAGCTGGTCTCTACCAAAGTACAGCTCGTTATTTTTGTTTAACCGAATCGATTCCAATTTTTAAGAGAGAAAGGAGAGAGTACCCGCTTTTTCTTGAAAAGCTTTGTATTTCAGCCTTTTCGTCTGGTGTAACGCGGATTTCCAACCTCGATGTCTTTGGATTATCTATCTTCGGCCTACCCGTCTTTGGAGACATTGATTCACCTCACTTTCTGTCCACACAAATATAATACATCATGTCCTGACGATAAGTCAAGAACGAAAATATGAATTGAATGTTAACTCGTGCGCATTTTTTAGATTTAATCTTTCAGGATGAAATTAGATACACAATTTTTCAAGCAATGTAGGCGTTTTTTTAGTTTTCCCCCATTTGGGGGAAAATACATTTGTGTTCATTCCTCCAAAATCAAATTCATGTTTGACCTTTTCGGAATTGTGTAGTACAATATTTACACCTCCCGAAAGGGTCGGTACGATAAGGCTTCGCTCCACCGCTCAAAGTAAAAGCGTTGCCTTATTTTTTTATGTCGGCTTTCAGTTTTCCGATTCCAATCCTTACCGCTTTGGCCTGGCTAACTCCTTCTTGTTCACAATAAGCATCCAGTATAGCCTTTTCGTCTGGCCCTATTCTAATTCCGATTTGGTATGGTTTAGGATATTCCGTTGGCCGACCCATCTTTGCCGACACATAATCACCTCCTTTTGCTAAGCAAAAGTATAGCACTTATGGTTGTCAAAAGTAAATGGCAAATTTATGAACAAAATGTAAAAGAGGGCCGAAGCCCTCTCTTTTTATAGACACTATTTTTCTGGCATCATGTTTTTATTAAGGCCACCTGCGTCATAGGTGGTGTATCCGTTGACGGTGGAGTACAGTATCGCAGGATCTCCGGCTTGTGGATCGTCGTTCAGGATGGATATCATTACATCAAACTTCATTTCGTCCAAAGAAAAAGTTTTGGTCATTTCCATTTGTATATCGCATAGTTCTTCCCATTTGCTTTTATCGGAATTGTAGCATTCCTCTCTGGCACCAGGGATTTCTACTTTCAATTCCAAAGTGTTCGTATCTTCATGAAACGTGTATCCTTCGTAGTATTTCCCAAGCTTTGCGGAGAACATAAGAATTATTAAGTTCTTTGCGTTTTCTTTTTTCTGTTGCTCTTCCGGGCTTAGTGTTGGCGTAGGTTCAGGAGTGGGGGAAGGGGACGGAGTTGGTTCTTCCGTTGGGGTTGGGGAAACAGACGCAAACAGAGACGTGCCGCTGGCGCATCCAACAAAAGATAAAACCAACAAGATAGCAAGAAACGATATAAACAATCTCTTCATTACTTTATTCTCCTTTTATTTTGAAGCATCAACCTTAACCTTGCCGTCAACCACCAATAGCAGTGTACTTCCGCTTGTGGAACCAACCTCAAAATTTATATGTTTATTGGTGTAGCCTAATTCCTCGTATGTCTCCATTACGGTATTACAAATTTCTTTCGCTCCATCTATCAAATCATCGATCATTTTTTTGCCGTCGGTTGTAGACCTTAAAGCCTTGTACTGAGAGCTGGTAAGATCAAGAGAGGATATGATCCATAGCGCGTCGTCAATTACCATGTAGGATGTTCCGTTTCCAATAAGGGTTGAGTAAGTTTTCCCGATATTCTCTGCATCGGACTTAAAACCGCTGGAAGAAGAACTGGAAGAACTGGACGAACCGTAGGAACCAGAATAACTTGAGGTATATGAATGGTACGGAGTTGCGGTAGCCCGGGAGCGCTTTTCTGCTTCTTTTTCCTGATTAGTCTTCAATACCTGTGCAAAAATAAACAGGAGAACGAAAAAGATAGCGACCATAAGGCCTGCGGGAGCCTTCCCTTTGTTCTTTCTTCCGGTGTTCGGAGCGTCCTCCTTATTCGATGTAGAATCTTCATTCCGCGTGGCTTCCGGGCACTGATCGTTCAGCAATTTGTTAGCTTGTGCGTTCAATATACTGGCCGCCTGTGCTATAAGTTCCTTCTTTTCCTGTTCCTCCGAATCTGATGCGGGTTCGGGGTGTTGCTCTTCCTGCATTTCCGTCTGGGATTTCACTTCTGCCTTGGGTTGTGACTCTGTTTGCGCTTCAACCGATGATTCGGCAGGATCCGTGGCTTTCTCTGCTTCCTCAATAATTTTCTTCGCTTCTTCTACCGGGCATCCACATCCGGGACACGCAGGGGCTTTGTCTGAAAACTCTTTCCCACATTCGGGACATTTAATTAACACGAAATCACCTCCTTTTCAACAGATTATAACATATATAATTCAGGACGTAAATAGAAAAAGAGAGGTTTTATCCCTCTCTTATACTAATTTTTGCAGTTTTCGATGCGTAAGGCTGCTCTTTAGTACGATTTCGTACTATGTACATCCCGCTATTAACGGCATAACCGAAAATGTGTTCGCTGTAAAGGTAGAAAAATTGTGAACCAGGGCGTTTCAGTTTCCAAATCCCGGCTTTTTTGTTCTAATGATTGTTATGCTTTCGGGCATCACATCCAATCGATACACATGGAGGTCTCACATGAGGGCAAAGGCAGAAATTAAGGTTGAAAACTGGGCAGGTCATAACATTCGGTTTGTGTGGAAGGACGGAGAATGGTGGGGCGTGTTGAAGGACATATGCGACGCACTGGGGTTGCAAGCTTACAATGTTGCACATAGGCTTTCAGATGAATATGGATGCATAAAGGGTATTGTTTCAAACAATACCCTTTCGGAAAAGCTTGGCGAACTGGTAAAAAATGATGAGAATAAAAATAACAAGAAGTGCATAAAGGGTATCGTTTCAAACGATACCCTTGCAAAAAGTACAGACGGCGATAGAAAAACTCCTCTGTATAAATACGATAGAAAATGTATATCTTCCCTCGTTTCAAACGAGGGGAGCGAGGATAAAGCCCCGGAATTGTCTACTGCGCTAATTCCTACTTCCGGCGGTCAGCAGGAGCTTTTGATCGCCAACGAGCTTGCCGTATACGATGCTATCTTCATGAGCCGCAAGAAGGAAGCAAAGGTGTTCCGACGCTGGGTGTACAACATGCTCCGTACCCTGCGACAAAAGAGCGGCTTTGAAGGCTTTGAGGTTTTCCGCATGATGGACAAGGAGCAACAGAAGGAAGCCATGCGTAAGATGCGTGACGAGATCCAGGGAACAAGAGAACTAACAAGGCAGGACTACATTAAGGCCAATACCATAGCGGATAAGGCAGTTTCCAACCGTGCAGGACTTCCGACAATGTTGCACAAGGGCGACATGTCCCCGGACATGCTCAAAGACCGTCAGCCCATACTGGACGATGTAGTGGAGATTATGTCATTCAAAGAGCGTTTCGGGCTGGATATCTCCGTCAGCGATACCGTGTACAGGAAGTGGGGAAGCGAAGAAGATAGGGAAGGGTGAGGGCGGGTACGGGAGGATGCCGTATCGTAGGCGCTGACAATAAATGACCGTCGATTTAACCGATGGTCATTCAAACGAAACCCGGTGTACGGCAAAACACCGTATACCTATTCGGCCAAGCAATGGGGTACGCAAATGTACTCCGTCTGCGGAAAGCGCGTCGCAATCAACGCATTTAGAACTCTGCGCATAATAGAAAGGAAAAATCAATGCAAGCGAACAAAATCTTTGAGCATCCTGAATTTGGAAAAGTAAGAACAGTCATGATCGATGGAGAACCGTGGTTTGCAGCGGCTGACGTATGCAATGCTCTTGATATCAGGAATCCGTCTCAAGCTATTTCGCGACTGGACGAGGACGAGAAGATAATTACCCTCATTTCAAATGAGGGTAATCAACGAGGCAATCCCAACGTGGCGGTGGTTAATGAACCCGGCCTATATACCCTGATCCTGGGTTCCCGTAAACCCGAAGCCAAGTCCTTCAAGCGCTGGATTACCCACGAAGTCCTACCGGCCCTTAGAAATGCCGCTGGATTGGGCGCAGCGGATGCTCTGCGTATGTTGTCAAGGGAGAACCAGAAGAAGGGAAATAGATACCTTTACGAGGCTGGATTGGGCGACAGGAAACATTACTGCGCGGCGGCCAAAGTAGCAGGGAAGGCCATGGGGATGCGTCTGCACAAAGAAAAGGCCGTACCGAAGGATGAGATACCTGCGGAGCGGCTTCCGGAATACGATAAAATATTTAACGAGACGGTGAAACTGTTCGACCTGAAAGATCGGTACGGCATAGAGTTTTCCGTCAGTGCTGCGATCTACGGGCAGTACGGGGATAAGAAATAAAACTTCCGGCGTTTTCAAAGCTCTGCGCATAAAAGCAAGACAGTAATCATCAATATCAATTCGTATGGAACAAGAGGAAGAAACCACTACCCTGATTCGGGGGAATGGTTCTGTCCATAATTAGCGCTTGACATAGGCAGAGACGTATGTTATTCTCTATGTGTCCCCTGGAAATGGGGTGTTGGATTGAAATTTGGTGTTTATGATATAACAATCAAAACGACGGAAACGGCACTTGTCACCCAGAAATGGGTGTGGATTGAAAATATCATTAGTGGGTAGGCCACAAAGCGGAGCTTAACGGCTCCGCCTTTTCTTTTTTCGTCTCTGCGCTTAGTTTATTTTATACCGGTCAGACGCAAAGGACACAAGGGCGCTGGTGGTGTACATAGACTGCACCGCCGCTACCCTCGCAAAGTATTCTTCCCGCAGCATGGGCTTGCCTACATCTTCCAAAATCTCTGCCCTTAATTTTTGCGAAAACTGAGTACCCATCCCCACCAGACGTAAGCCGCGCACGAGCTTTGTTTTGTTGTCCAGCAGTACCATAGTCACCGCATAGCCTTTTTCCTCCGGAACCTCCGGCAGGGAAGGAGTACGGGCCAGCTGCAAAGCAAATGGGGAATCATTCCACGGTAGCGACCCCAGCTTGGAAAGCAGGAACAGCACACCGCCCACACGGACAAACCGGAACTCACAGGCCGTGCCAGCCTGAAACGCTGCGGTCTCGCCGGGAGTGGGGGAGTTGTAGTTGTACACCAGCAAAAAACCGGATCCGTCCAGATCAAAATATGCGCCCTCCTTGGACAGGTTGAGCCATGGGGCAGGCTTGCCGACTTCAAACATTTCCATTTGTTTCTTCCTCCTTTTTAGTCTTTAACGATTGCATAACTCTGCGCATAATATTGAATATATATGCATAGAATGTTTGTCCGATATCACGCCAGGTATATTTTATGCCCGACAAGCTCCTCCTCACGTCTTACGTCAACATGACATATTTCCTGCAATGATTTTCCCGGGGGAAGCTCCAAACCGTCAAACGTGATACGACCGGAAAACAATCCGCTTACGGTATCGATCTGTGCTTGTGTCGGCACAAAACCGCGCTGGAATGGGGATTTTTCACGGCCAGCGGCTACTTCTTCGGTGTGCAGGTATGTATTCCCTCCACCGTTCCAGCTCCACGAGCGGAAAATTAGCTCCCCAGTCTTACGGATGGCGATATTAAGCGTTAGCGGGATGCCGTAAAAAGGGGCAATGTAGCAGATTAGATCTCCTTCCTGATAGCCTTCAAATTTTCGTTCCAGATCGATAGTATATTCCTTGCCCTTTTCCTTGCTGCCGCACATCTGGTTAATAACAACAATCTTATACATTAGTTTTACCTTTCTGCCCCTTCCGGGCTGCTGCTGATTGGTTTTCTATGGGAAAGGTCTCCAAAACTCTGCCCATAGTATAACATGCTCCTGCGTGTTATGCACACACTTTTTCCCGTGCGGCCATACAAATATCCGTAATGGTATTATAAACGCCCACCCCGGTGTATTTTCTGCCTCCCATGCGATAGTATTCCATCCGTTCCACATGGCCGTCTTGCTCCACATAAAACGCCGCCAGCTTTTCCAGCATAAAGCCCCGTGTGCGCAAGGGTATTTTAACTCCCAGAGCATCGGCTACTTTTACCGCCATTTTGCCGTCGGCTACTCTCCCGGCCTTGCGCAGGAGAGCCATATATGCGTCTATTTCGGCCTTTTCCCGTGCTTCCTGCTCCTTCTGCTCTGCTGCTTCCTGGGCGGCTCTTTCCTCCGCTTTTGCCCGTTCCTGGGCTGCCTTTCGCGCCTTGTAGGCCGCCGCTAACTCCTGCCATTTGTCCAGCTCTCCGCATATTGCCGCGCCGATGCAATCCGGCCATTTTTGCGGATTTTCTTTCGACTCCTGCCATAACTTTTTTCTATCGTCCAGCATGGCGGAGATATAGGCTCCCTGTCGCGCAGGATCCTGCCCGTATTCCTTTTCCAACGGATCATATTTAGCATTAAACGCTTCCCGTTCTTCCGGCGTTTTGCAGTTTGTCCACGCCTTCCAAAATGCGCCGACGTCCCCGCCGAATTGCTCCACGGTAAGGAAATGCCGCCCGGCCTGGGCTTCCAGCCTTGCAGCCGTCAAGCCGATGGGAATCATCCAGCCGTCAATATCGACATATAAAAAATGTGTATCGTTTTCGCCCTGGGGATAACTGTTGTCCGGCGCTCCGGCTCTGCACCAGATCCGCAGATCGTAAGGAGACGCGGGCAGCAGGGAAACAAAGGCGAAATGCGAACGGCTTCCGGAACGGTTGAAATTTCCATTTATGAATAAAGGCTTTGAAAATTGTGTGTTGCTGGGCATAATATATTGGCTCCTTTCAAATTCTTATATTTCCACCATCCGAAACCCGGATATTCCATTTTCCATGCCGCACCGGCTCCACGTCTGCTGCAGGTAAATGCTTCACGGTTTCGATTGCATCCGCATAGCACATTTCTGAAAATGTCCCAGGGTTACAAGCCGAAAGATTCTTGTTTAAGCGGTCAATCGCCGCCTCCCGGCTGATGTAATCACTCATTTCAATTCCTCCACATAGCGCCAACTCTGGGGCGGTCGCTTGATTTGAACAGGCGCATGTCCAAATTTTGTTCTCATCAATCCAGTGAATCCGCTCAGCGACGTTGGCAAAAGATAACATTTCTGCGGCTATTTTCTCCGGGGTGCTGCACCGTTCCAGCCATTCCGGGAAATGCTTGGCAAGATAGCTTTGCAGATTCTCGAGGTTCTGCGGATTCTCCGCAAGCTTTTTTATTGCTTCCGCAAAATCCGCCGCCGCATTTATTACCCGGTCATGCCTGCAAACTACCTTGCAGGAGATACCGCCGGGGCAGACAAATTCCCGATCTTTTCCGGCATGTTCGCAGCCACTAACGCAATTTTTGCAATTATCATATTTAAGCATGGTTTTCTCCCTCAAAATCCCGAATTGCTTTGATTATTTCGTCGGCATCGTGCAAAATGGTTTCGACGTGGATATCTTCGCCAACCTTCCAAGCGTGGAAAACCTTGTTTTCGGTTTTTGTCCGTAAATGTGGGAAGTCCTCCGGGAATCTTGCGGATCCGTTTTCTCTGGCCTTCTTTGCTGGATATTCGTTGATTATATACATCATTTCCCCTTTCTGGGCGGTTTTGCCGCCGCCCGTCGGCATCCTCTGTTAGTTAGCTTTGTAGATGTATGATCCTATCCGTACAACGTCGCAGGAGTACCCCCCAGAAGTCCCGCCGCATACCGGAAACGCTCCCGGAAACATGGATACAAGGCGCGTTTTTTATTCCTCTGGCGTTCCCTCCGGCGTTCTCGTACTCCCGCAGGGGCTTATAATATCTTCCGCGCTTTTTCATTTTTCCGTCGCCATCCTTAAATCGTGCACAAGGTTTTGCAGGTCCGCCAATAAATAAAGCTGCTTTTTTGTAAGGTTCTTATTGTGGAATTTGAAATAATCAAATATATTATCAATTTCCCTTATAATTTCGCTATGCGTCCACATCTTCCCACCCTCCTTACGCTGCAATATTGCAGGCTTGCGCCTTTTTCAGCCGTTCCAGGCTGTTTTTAATGGCCGTTAGTGTGGTATTGTGGCCGTCTCTGGTGTACACCCCCCGCGCGTAAACGTAGGAGCAGGAGCAGGAGACCGCAAACGCCGCCGTGTAAGTGTGGCCGCCCTCTTCCCACTCGGTAACGGGGCAGCTGTTCGCGCGCTCGTATTGCCGCCGGGAATATGCGGAGCTGGGCGGGGTGAAAAAGTAGGATTTCCGGAAATCGTGTGCACGGTTTATGATGGTTTCGATTTTGGCAATCAAGGTATTTATATCTCTGAACATATTTGTAACTCCTTTAGTTTGTAATTTTACAATTTCCATTTTTCTACAAGATTGGTGTATTCGCGGGATTGTCTCCGGTTCCATTGTTTCGCCGCTTCGCTTTTTTGCTGGGCATATCCCGGATCTATTTCCGCCATGCAGGCGGTACATAATACCGCCCAACGATCACCGGCGACGTGTTTATAATGTGCGTACACAATTTCATTGTTACCGCAAAAGGGGCAAGGGAGTAATCTATCATCGGCCCCGCGTGGCTTGACAAATTCAAAAACGCTTTCAATATCCATTTTTCACGCCTCCCCGCTTACAGGTTCGCCGCTTCGGATTTGTAATATTCTTGCACGGCGCACATGTACGCGGTGCGCTGGATCTCGTTAAAACCGCAAGCGTCAAACAGTTTTTCGCGGTTTTCGTAATCCTTCACGCCTGCACAGCTTCCAAAGCAGGAGCAAACATCATAATCAGCTTGCCAATTTATGCCGTACTCGTGATTGTACATTTCGTGCAAAAATGCGCCCTTCCAGTATTCCAGACTTTCCGCGTTCTGCTTTTCAGCTGCTTTCAGCCCCCGCAGAAGTTCCGCGCCCTTTTTCACAAAATCGATATCGGCATAATAAGCCATAAAAACCGGGCTGAATGTAAGGCCCGCCGTGCTGGGCGGATTTTCGCCTATGTAGAAGGCGGAGACGCGAGGCCGCCGTAATCCGTAATAGTTCCGGATATAATATTCTTTTGCGGCTTTGTCCTCGTAGCCGGTAACGGTGCGCAGTTCCTCATCCGTAAACAGAGACGCGTTCATTTTCTTAATATACAGCTCTCGGAGTTCCGCGCGGCTCTGCCCTCTGTGGTGCAGCTCGTAATCATTCGCGTATTTGATTTGCTGGCCATCGGCAAAAACCAGCGCGGAAAAACCGAAAGAGCCGCCCAGATCGATAAAATACACAGTGTGCCCCTTGATTTCCATTTTTTCATCAGCAAAAATAAACGTTGTGCCTTCGTTCATGCTCTCGATGTCTTTGATCGTAAGCTCCTTCATATTGTTTTTCATTTGCTCTCCTTTTTTGGCCGGGTACAATGCCCCCGGCGGGGCTTACGATGTGAACGCGGGGCGGCTGTGCCGGTGCCCTATGTGGTTACAGGTTAATGCTGCACAATATCATAATTGCGACGGTCGCCCAGATCGGCAGCAGCCAGGCCCGAAGAAGTCCCCAGATAAACAGGACATGACAGGCGATAGAGCCGGGGCGGATGTAATATTTCCGGTTCATGCTGACCCCCTTAAAAATAACCCTTGACAGTTTCGGCGGGGGTATGCTAAGATGTGCATAGCCCCTAAACCGTGTGTGAACGTTTTTAGGCTATTGTATCGGGATCCGTTGCAGCGGTTCCCGATACGCTTTTTTAAGCCCTGGATAGCTCCGGGGGCTTTTCCTCTCCCCCTTGGCTATGCCTTATTATAGCATATTTCCGGCAGCCTTTGCAAATGCATAATGGCGCATAATACCGCATAAACGCAATAAAGGCCGATATACATTAAAATATTTTCGGAAGTAGAAAAAACACTGTAAAACAGGGGTTTTTTTATTTACTTTATGCAGTAAAAGAAGGATATGCAGATTCTTTTTTAAGATCGTGAAGCAAATGTATAATATGCAGTGTTAAGGGTTGAAAGGTTGCGATACCTGGAGCGGATCCGGCAGCCCTTCAGGCATTCGCCCCCGAACCCTATACGGTATAACCTATATAGCATATAATGCATAATACAGACAAATATATATAAATAATAAGCGCATACACGCATATATAATATAGGCGCGCCCGCCCGCATATTCACGCCCGCACACACGCCCGTATTGCTTAATATATATTCTATACAGCAACTATATTTGCTTATTATTGGCTTTACGGGAGTATAGATATATTCGTTGTTTATTATCGGTTCTATACGGTTGTTTATTGTTTATTACTTGTATTCCCTTATTGCTTATTATGTCGGTTGTATGGTATTTATTATTGTTTAATATCGGTTACTTCTACGGGGGATTGTTAAGGGGGGATTTTGCTATCAACAGTAAACGATCGTTCACTAAGTCATTATATAACATTATATCATATCTGTGCTTTTCGGCTCTCCGTCTCTCCGCCTCTCTGCTGCTGGGCAACCATCAGCAACAGCACCGGCACCGCCACCAGCAGCAGAGAACACGGCAGCGCATCCGGCAGGAGCCAGCACGGCAGGCAGGCCGCAGGGCATAGGCGCGGAGCAGATCGATCAGCTACCACCAGCCGCAGACCGTCGGCACATAGTCGCATTATGGTTATAATGCGCACGCCATCGGCGGCAGGACGGCCAGCGGGCGCATCGGCAGCCCCCGGAGGGGGAAGCAGTGACGACCGGGAGAGCGCCGCAGCCGCAGGAGATCCGGCAGGCACTCCCCCCTTTTTCAGGTGGGGAGCGTTTTTCTGTCCGCTATCGCGTATTAGCTACCCTCCCCCCACAATCATTCAGCAGCTCCAACACCCTTACCGCGCCACCTCAACCGTCACAGCCTCTCCACCCCCAATAAAAAAGCAGACCCGGCACATTCGCCCCATCTCCGTTTCAGGTACTCTGCGCATACGCTTCTGCGTTCACTTGCCCTGCGCTCGTATTCCTGTCGTCCTAACACCGTCTGTAAGCCACACATTAGCCCCTGTTTTCCGTTTTACGGGAACGAGCCGTAGGATTTCACATCTGACAAGTAAAAAGAAAAATCGGGGCGGTTTTAAGCCTGCTGTGCAATTCCTATTATCCTATGTGTTCTCGTGGATAGGGCTGTGAGCGATTCTTTGCCGCCTATTTTCCGTTTTGCACTATATGTACGAGTATTTCCTTGCCCGACATTCGAAAACGGATTTTAGACCCCTTTTTGAGCTTTTTTCATTTTCCGGGAAGATTTAGTTTCCAAAATCGAAAAAATTTGTGTTAATTACCGGATGTAATTCTCGCAACGGAAGGGAGCGTGTGTATTATCGCTGTTGTTTTGCTGGGTTTGGTCACTATGTTTTTCTGGGTCATGTGCGTTGCCCGTACTGCCCGGGAAAAGGGAAGGGAGGCGATTGCTTACGGGGTTCTTACGATCCTGTTCGGGGTCTTGTTTGCCTTCACACTTGTTGTTCGGTAAAGAGGGGGGTGCAGTAAGACTTTGAGCGAAAGAAAGCTGCTGGAAGAAAGCAAGGTAGTCTTTGTACAGGAATCCGGTAAGGTAAAGCGGTTCACAGACATCAGCCGGAAACGCGGGTACGAGCCTGTTATCGTAGAGGTATTCGGGGATTCGGGCGTCTATGTTGTATTCCCGAAGAAGTATGTGCATATGGCCTGTTGCTGCCGTAAGAAGCGGATACGGAGGAAGTATGCGCACATGCTGTGCAGGGTAACGGAGGCGTTGAGATTTGACGGGGAAAGGGTAAGCTGGTTTGTATCGGACGACAAGAATGCGTGACGGACGTAAAAGTGAATAAAAATACAAAATTGTTTTCATTAAAACGGGGAGACGTGACTATAGGGGCAACTCATCTTCCTATGAGGATGAAACCCGTCCTTCATGTTACGAAGGGCAATAAAATGTGCATCTACGGTTCCTTCCAGAACGAATTCTGTGCACTTGCGTTCATGCAAGAATTGGAGAAATTCATAAATAACGGAGGTAAGGAAGAATGAGCGGCGGAAGCATGGATTACATCTATTACAGAATCGAGGAATATTCAGCGGACTTGTGCGACCATGAGCTTACGGACTTGGCCAAAGACATGGCCGAAGTCTATCATGATGCGGAGTGGTGGCACAGCGGAGACATCTGCGAGGAAACCTACAGAAAGACCGTAGCAAAATTCAAGAAGAAATGGCTGGGTTCTGACCGGGAACTGCGGCTGAAAGGCTATGTAAACGAAATATTTGACGGCGCTTACAAGGAGTGCCTGCGTTTAATCGGAGAGAAGGTGCCGGGAAATGACTAAGGGTAAGAATCATTGGAATCACATTACAGAAGGAAACCTTCCGGAGGAATTTATGCCCCTGCTTATCTTCGTTCCTCAGTTTTCGCCCTATCCGAGGGTGCGGGAAGCATACAGGGCAGGAACATTCTTTTACATCCCTGCTCTTGGGGAAAGACTGGGCATAGACAGCGGCTTTGCGAAGGACATGCAGTGGCGGTATATGCCGGAAGATGCGGAGGATTAAACATATGCAGGAGTTCTTTTATTTCTTTGCCGAAATGTCCATAGCGTTCATATTGCTGATGCTGGCGATATATGCGTCGCTTTGGTGCTGGCACAACAGAACGCCGAAGCAGACATGTCCGCCGGAACATGCAAACTACAGCGCACAGTTTTCCATACGCGAGGGAGAGTTTGTTACGATCCGGGACGACCTCGATCTTGAAAAGCGGTACAAGATGTTTCCGGGCAAAACATACCTGTGCGTTTCTCCGGATATGCTTCCTTATTCCGGCCTTCGAGCGAGGATAACATCCGCCGGGCCGTATTACTTCCGCATCGATCTGGACGGAGGGAAGTACATGTGGACAACGGGCATGTTCAAGCAGAAAAACGAGTAACTTAGGCTTTTTTGAGCGGTGTTAAGCCGCTCTTTTTTGTTGCCGAAAATAAAGTTCACAATTTAAGCAAAAAAAATATGAACAAAACTTCGATTTTTTGTTCTAATTACCTACTGTCAACGAAACCGAAGGGTTTTAAGAAAGGAGACAGAGCGAGATGCCGAAGTACATTAAAGCAGACGATTTTAAGGCGAAGTACCTATGCTGCGGTTACTTACCGGAGATGTCCGAGGAAGAGTTCGATGCATTTCCGGGAGTGGCTTTCGAGGAAAAGGAGTGTCCTCATTGCGGGGCGGAGGTAAAGACGTTCGAACTGAAACCTTGCCCGTTCTGCGGTATCAATGCAGTATTGCGCCACGATGTAGTTTCGGAATGCCGTAACAAAGAAAACGGGGATTTAATCACAAAATGGTGGGTATGGTGTCCACAGTGCGGCACAAAACAAGACGGCGGTATTTCTAAATACTATTTCCGAACAGACGAAACGCTAGTTTTAGTTGATCCTCACTTTGATGGAAGAAAAAGAGCAATCGAAGCGTGGAACCGGAGGTGTGAAAAATGAGAACTGAGCCATCAACGCCGTTCTGCAGCATGGAGGGAGATGCAGGATGAGTAAAAGATTGCAAGTGTGCTGGATCTCCGCTGGCGTGTCAAGCTTTGTCGCCGGATGGCTGGAAAAAGAAAACACAGATCAATATATCTACATCGACATTGCCGACCAGCATAAAGACAGCCTACGATTTATCCGTGACTGCGAAAAAGAACTCGGGAAAGAAGTGCAGATTTTGAGGTCTGACACTTATGCGAATGTGGAGGAAGCCTGCATGGCGGCCGGGATCATAAGATCGGTGAAAGGGTTTGCACCATGCACGGCATACCTAAAAAAACGGGTGCGCTCCGAATGGGAAGAAAAGCATAAAGACTGCGAAATAACCTATATATGGGGATTTGACGTGGGAGAGCGGGGCAGAGCGGAGAGAATACAAGACGCAATGCCTCAATTTGAACACAAATTCCCGCTCATCGAAAACGGACTCACAAAAGAGGATTGCCACGGTATTCTGGCGAGGCTCGGGATTGCGAGACCGGTTATGTACGATCTTGGATACTCAAACAATAACTGCATCGGATGTGTAAAGGGCGGCATGGGATACTGGAATAAAATCAGGAAAGATTTCCCGGAGGTTTTTGTCGATAGAGCGGCGCTGGAAAGAAGGCTGAATAGCAGGTGCTTAAAGCAATGCTTTTTGGACGAATTACCGCCTGACGCAGGTAGACAAACGGACGAAATAATGCAAGATTGCGGGATTTTTTGTGAATTAGCTTTAGGAGGTACAGACAATGCGGCTGATTGATGCTGATGCTTTCATACTTGAACGACTGAAATGCAAACACCATTTCGAGAACGAAAAAATATAGAAAGGATCTCAAATAAAAATGAAAAAGATTGTATATCTATGTTCAGATTTCGTCAATCAAATATTTGTCGATAAAGAAACAAACGTTCTCTATCTCTGTCACAGCGGTGGTTACTCAGGCGGTTTTTCTGTAACGTTGGATGAAAATGGTAAACCTTTGTTATGGGAGAAGACAAATGAATAACGGCAAGCATCGTTCGGGCAAAAAGATGAACACGTTTTGGGGGTGCTACATGAAATTGGAGGAAGGCAATGGAGTGGATTAGCGTAAAGGACAGGCTGCCGGAAGAACGAGAGAAAGTAATCATCCTGCTGTTGGATGGTCAAATATTCCGGGCAGAAATCCGTAAAAGAGAACTATTGCCGGAATGGTGGTATTACTACGCTGCTGACTGTATCGATATGGACGAACTTGGTTATATGTACCCGAACGAAGGCGGGAATTGGTGGTATGGAAACCCTGTCACCCACTGGATGCCTCTCCCCGAGCTGCCGGAGGAAGTCGCACAATGACCCTATACATCTGCTATTACAAAAACTGCGATTGGTGTTGTTATGTTGCGGCTCCCACACGCGGGAAGGCAAAGCACCTCTTTAACGAATGGGACGGGCACGGATGGTATACCGATGTCCGGACGCAGAAGGTCAAAGACTGCCCCGACACACCGGAGGGGGTATATGACATGGACTGCCCGGAACTGGAAAAGCTTGGTGTTAGGTATCTAACGGAAGAAGAAATGGAGGAGCAAGAATGAGTTGCAGAGGATTTGATGCAGTTTGCACAACCAAGGAAGCCCGGCAGTATTTCCGGGACAAAGGGCTTAGCTATCACGACATCACAGAAGGAGATATTTTGTCCCTGCTGATGCTGCTAAACCGGGAAATCAAAAAGTCTAACAAAGCCGGAGAAACATCGGTCAGCACCATGCACATGAGTAGCAAAATCGACATGAAAAAGCGCACCAATGGGACGATCATAAAATGTTTTTTGTATATTAACTCCCACTACTTTACCCGGCGTGAGGCCATCAGCTTTAACGAGGACGGATTTATCGGATTTGCCGGATGGGCAGATCAGGGCAACACAAACCCACTGCTCCGGGCATTTTTGCGGTGGTGTGACGATCTGGCGGCGGCAAAGGAGGCAGCATGATCTTATACGGCAAACCAGTAGCGGATGCCCTGCGGGAG